CAGGTTGAAGTGCACGACTAGCATAGTATCCTGTTCCAGCAGGTGCTGGAAATAAAGTTGGGTGAGGACCCACATAAAGCTGCCCAAATCTTGTAATAGCAAAGCTACGTTGTCCAGATATTGGGGCTCCTATATAGCTTTGATAAGCACTTGCGGAACCAGTAAAGTCCTCACCGTCAAAGTACTGCGTTACTGCTCTAGTATAGTTAACAAGGACAGAAAAGTTTCGTACATAACCGGCATTGAAATATCCCACAAACCCCGTTAGACCTGGTCCGATATAATCAATATTTCTTGTGTAGTTGCGTTGATAAGTTCTATCAAGGTTATAAGTTGGACCAGTATAGGTTGTTCTGTTATATGTAGACTGATAAGTTCCAGTATATGTTTCAGCTTGCTGTCTTACATAATCATTTTGAAAAGTGATTGTGTAAGGTGTTTCAAATACACTTGTGTAAGCTTTACTATATGCTCCAGTATATGTATTCGTGTATTGAGCTGTGTACGCACGAGTATAGGCTACAGATTCAAAAATGCGTGTGTAGGCACTAGCATAAGAATTTTGATAGTTACCGGTGTATATGTTTGTGTAAGATCTAGTGTAATCAATTGCGTAATAAGCAGTAAACGGACTGGAAAAATTCTGCTGACTAGTAGTTTGTTTTGTATCAGTAGCAGCACCAGCTGAAATCCAAGTTCCAGGATCGGTTGGTGCACCCTGAGAAGCGGTTCTTAATTGATAAGTACCAATCTTTGAAGCCGTGATTCTAGTTTTTGCTCTTTGCCCAAATGAATATTTTATTTGACGATCATTCATAGCTTGAATACCGTCAAATCCACCATTGTCTCTTACAAATAGTGGTCTTACTGTAGTCGGAGCAGAATAACTATCTCTTCTATAAATGTTATAAACTACAGACGTTCCATCTGTTCTGGTATCAGTAAACGCATTAGATATGTGAACAGAATAATCAACACCAGGTGAACTGCTTGCAAGTTTAAACACGCCAGGATAATCATTAGTAAAAATAGTAGAAAGATAACGATCAACCGCTGAGTTTAAATCACTATCTGGCATTTGTTTAAAACCAGTCTCACCACCAATGTCTACCCATCTAATAGGAATTTCTACGTCTGAATCAGTTTCAGCAGCTGTACCATTTCCTTGATAAATTGTAGTGGTGGTTGAACCACTAGTGATCGATGTTGAGGGATGGGTTCCGACAGGTTCATTAAAAAAGTTATTTACATAATTACCTACGCTGTCACCACCACTTAACTTATTTAGAGCTGCTTCATCACTCGAATCACCTGCAGCTAGATGTAACCCAATTTGATAGGCAATATAATTCTCTTCGGCAGTTGTGAATTCTTTAATTTCATCACCACCAACATTATTAATTTTTAAAGGAGTTGCCATTCAAATTACCTCAATTAACTTTTTATGTATTTATACATTATTTATAAAGCCTGATTGCTTTGCTCCTGTAGCGCTATCAAACACCAAAAATTCAAAAAGATCTGTTTCACCAGAGTCTGTTCTTGGTGAAGCTGAATCGTTTAACATAGATATTTTATCAGAATCCCACAATAGATTTGATCTAGTAGCAGTAGAAATAGTTGGTGAATATCTAGCTATTAGATCTGCATCTTGATCACCCATGAAAAGGAAACCATCTGGGTTACCACTAGTATCTGGTGTAAATTCAGCATGCCTTATAATAGCATCTGCAATAGGATTGCCGGTATAATTAGGATTATATGTAGAGTAGCTACCGCTAATCGTAGAAACATCAAACGGCGTTGATAAAGTGTGTTCAAAAAACGCTCTGTCACCAATTGCCCATAGCCATATCTTATCACCATTATGATTTATTATTGCTCGAGCAAAATTAGAATTTCCAGTAGTAGGTGTAACAAACTTAGAATCGTAAATTGTGCTTGTATCATAAGCAGTACTTAGATAAAAAGCTAAAATTTGATTGCTAGGTGATGCACTGGTGTCAACACCAACTAAAACATGTCCATCAGCATAAAATTGTATACCTTCTATATCAGGACTAGTGTCACTACTGTAATCTGATACGGTTATAGTGTTTTCTAATGTTCTTGTAGAATTTAAATCATACGCAGAACTCAGTGAAAATTCATACACATAGTTACCACTTCCACCGTTATAAGCAAAATATATTTTAGTGCCATCATTATTAAACTCCATAGCACCATTATTGCTTGGATAAGTGTATATAGGTATGGATATAAATCCAGTATCAAATCTGACACTTTGGTCATAGTCGTTATTATAGTTTGTCCCATCGCTATCTAAATCAAAAGGGTCGTTTAATGATAACCTTCTTACATAATTACGTCCGCTAGCATTATTATAATAGAAAAGCTTTGTCCCATCATGTGAAAATGTAAAATTTGTATGCCAGTCACTGCCCTGAGGACCCCAAGTTGTAGCACTTCCCAAGCTACCAAATGTAGGGCTAGTTCGTACTGCACCTCTGCCATTAAATAGCAGGGTTACTTTCTTACTTTCACCTGGATCAGGCCAACCACTCATTGATAACTTTTCTTTTAACCTAGCTTTATTGGTTCCTGGATTAGGAATCTCAAAAATACTTCCTGTACTTAGATCTAAGTTAAGATTTCCTTCACGGCCGTCTACTACTCCACCATCACTATCACTAGTGTCAGTGACGTTAAAAACACTATTATCCGATATAGCAATTTTGTTTCCTATTTTAAACGCCATGGCTATCCCTTATAAAGTTCTTTTGCATACCAGTTACTACCACTATCTATACTAATAAACTCTAAGTATGATGTTTCACCAGTTCCAGGGAAATCTATATAACCATCTTCAAAGTGCACATTTGCTGGAAAGGCAAACGTTTGAGGAACTTGGTTTCCAGTACTATCTTCAATTCTAAATAAGTATAAAAAATCAGCACCAGGACCGCCGTTTTGCTCTAGTCCATAATAATAATGACCGCCTGGTCTTACAGCAAAACGACCTATACCTTGTTGACCAGTTTGAATTACTGGTCTAGCATCACCTGGGCCAGTACCTGGACCAAAAGATGTAGAATAAGTAGAGTCTAAATGCCATGGGGTTAACCACTCTGTTTTATATAATTCTGAGGTAAATATGCTCTCATCTTCACCTAAAATATAAGTGTTTTCGGATGCTACTCTTAAATCCTGTCCGGATCTGATTCCATAACCAACCCTTTTATTCAATACCATAGAGCTAGAGTCAATTGACCATGGTGTTTCTAAATCCCACAATCTACTGATGCTATAATCATCATTACTTTGTATTATTTTAGTGCCGTCTCTTTTAATATCCCATCTATTTATTTCATTTGCATCTGATGCTGCACTTGAGACAGGCCATCGTATATATTCACCTAAGCTTGCTGTTGATAAATCCCAAGCAGATGACATGTCATATCTGTATAAATGAGTGCGGGTACCTCTAAATAAATAATTTCCTTCTTCACTAATACGTAAGGTTTCTGTCCAAGCACCATCACCTCCGGAGCTATCAGCTCCGGCTCCTAATGTTAATTCATCATCTACACTACCTAAACTGTTATATGCCCAAGCCGAACTTGGAGTATAGTGTTTAATTTTATTAGCTAGATGGTCATAGAAATACCAATGTAAACCATCTCTACTGACTTCGAAAGACTGCATTTCTGCACCAGTACCAAATGGACTTGTAACAGCTACTTGAGTACTTGTAAATCTTCCAAAACCACTTCGGTTTTCATTTCCTGTTAATTTCAAAACAAATCTTCGAGGATTTTCACCATAAGTAGCTTCATCAAAGGAAAAATTTAATATGTTAGAAACACCAGTACTATAGTCTACATCAGGGGCTGTAAGTTCAACTAAACTTGTACCCCAACCAAAATTTTTAGTATGGCCGCTAGCAGTACTACTAAACCCACCAGAGTCTACACCAAATAAATTAGTGACATCAGTACCTTCAGCAAATTGTGAAGAATCATTAATGATTATGTCAGACGATATCTTAAATGCCATTATCTACAATTCCTCATATAAACATTACCATAATATGAAGTACCAGTATCGTTTGTTACAAATTTAAAGATTTGAGTAAATGTATCACTTAAACCCGTGTTAGAGTTATTTAATGAGCCAACTGCATCCTTAAAATTTACAGTCTGATAATTATTAAATGTATTTGTAGTGTCATTATATACATCTTTGTAATTATGCCAAAACACATAAAATTCAAAATGTTTTATTGATGGATTTCCAAAATCAAATCTTACATCTCCTGATACACCTGTGTAATCTGGCGTAAAATCAAAGTAATTACCTGTAGACTGATCTAGAGTTACAATTAAATTACCACTACTCAGAGCAGTTGAAACAACACCTTTTTTTCCTGATTGATTTCCCCTTGCTTCACCAGTATCTGTTATAACAGTACTAGATCCACCCTGATTTGTGTATAAACTACTACCTATTTTGAAAGCCATATTAGAGCCCTCTTTTTAGATCATCAATCTCGTGTTTTAGATCTTTAATAGCTTCTATCAATACACCAATCATCTTACTATAGTCTACTGACTTCATACCACTGTCATCTGTCTTTACAACTTCAGGTAAAACAGTCTCAACTTCCTGGGCGATTACACCGACTTTACGATCAGTTTCACCGATTTTATTATAATAAACGCCTCTAAGTGTATCTACTATCTCTAGTCCGTCAGTAATTGTTTCAACGTTCTCTTTAACACGCATATCAGATTGTGATGTGATATCACCTACAACGGTCATATCCTCACCACTCCATGTCGTGTTAGTAGTAGATGTTCCAGTTTTTAATATTACAGTACCAGAACCACCAGTTAAATCTATCGTACCTCTATGCTCTGAAGCACCGTTGTCTCGTAGAAAAATTTGACCGCCATCAGCATCTAAGTAAATATCACCGCTAACATCAAATCTCAAATCACCTGTTCTAGTATTTGTTTCCGGAAGTGCCGTAAACTGCCCACCAATTAGGTTAATTGTTCCATTAGAGTCAATAGTAGGAATCTCGATATTTCCACCCAAACTTCCGGATACACCATTTACCGAGAATGTTGAGTTTGCTAGTTTAGCATTTGCAATCGAACCCGCTAGTTGATCGTTTGAAACACCACCTGTTTTAATGCTTACTTCACCACTAGATGTGCTAAATGACGCACTATTAAATGATGCAATACCTTTATTCGCTGTAGTTGCATCTTCACCTGCAATTTCACCAGCAGTAATATCAATTCCCTCACCAGCTGAGAAGTGAGCTCTTACTTCAGATGCACTTGGTCCCGTGTATGTGAACACGCCTGTACCAGAAGCATAAGTTAGCGACCCATCACCACCACCATCAGTAATACTTAAGCTACCTCTTGCTAGTTCGATGACCTCAGCTGAATCAACGATATCAACTGTAATATCATCACCCAAATTACCAGATACACCATTTACAGAGAATGTAGAATTTGTTATACTTGAATTAGGGATATTAGCTAGACTATATTTTACGGTAGCAGAATCGAACGTTATACCAGAAGCTGCATCTGCCTTTAATGTAGATTTAATCAAACCTACTGATGTTCCAGAGTCAGTAATATCAATAGTACCTGATGTGCCTAAAGCTATTTCAATACCGTTTACTGTTAGACTATTATTAGTTAGTTTACTATTTGCAATAGATCTATTAGCAATTGTAGCAATGACATTTGAGTCAGCAAAGTTGCTGTCAAACATAGCCTGAGCTTCAGCTGAATCTAAAGCAGATGCAATTGAAGCATTAATAGCGACTAAGTTACTATCGATCATAGATTGTGCTTCACCAGAATCCAACATAGAGTTGATTGCTGAAACAATATCTGAAGTTTCTGGTGTGTTCAGTAGTGCTAGATCACCTAAGCTACTGTCTAAACTGTTAATTGCGCTTACTAAATCGGTTTTTACATTTGTAGTAAGTGATGTTCTTGTACCTTGGTTACTGTCTACACTGTTAATGGCTGCTACAATATTTGTACTAGAGTCAGTATTCAATAGAGCAAGATCACCAACAGAATCTACTAGTTTGTTAAAACTAGTTCTGAAAGTGTTAAAAGTCGAAGATAGATTAATTGGTGGAATCTTAGCCATTTGAATTCTTCTCTAATAGTTGTTGCAGCATGCCTTTAATATCATTAACATCACTTTTTAACTTATCTAGTTCTTCATCTTTTTCTTTTAGTTTTATTAACCGCTCGCGAGCTGCTTGTACTTTTCTACTATTTATGTTAATTAAAGCGCCAGTTTCACCGTCTCTTACTAAATCTGGATAACTTTCAACTTTCATATATTTCGCCATGCAACACCTAAATTGTTGAAATAATTCTTAGGTTCTTAAATATAGGAACCTTAGTTGTAATTTCTGAATTCATGACAATTTTAACTTGGAACTGATCAAATTCAGGCAAATCAAACTGACTAAAGTAATATTCTTTAAATGTAAAGGTATCATTTGTAGCCATATCATCATAGTTTGATCTATTAGCTGTTGTTTGATTGGTGTTAAATTTTACCCAATTCTTATCACCAATTTGTGTTTGATCATTAGCTATTGCTGTTCTATACCATACAGTAAATGAAGATCTAGCTGGTCTATAAGCATCAACAAAAACTTTCATAGACGAAGCTTTTTCTTTTAGTGTTACAACCTTCGTAATATGTCTAGCTAAAGATGACGCAGCAAATGGTGAGGTTTCTGGTACATATGGAATAGTATGAACCATATTGAAACCACTTGCTCCATTACTATCATACCCATCGGCTCCAGCAAAAGCACCAGCAGAATCAGAGTTATCGATAAGGTGGTGTAAAGCTGTAATAGAGGTAGCGTTTGCGTTTATGTATGGAGCTGTATTTACATTTCCTGTATTTAAAATCACACCAACTTTTAATGATCCTTTTTGTAAACCTTTATCAGAGTCTTGGAACCTGTTTGCAATTACTGCAGGTCTCTCTGGTTCTTGCCACTTATTTAAATCAATATTACGTGAATGAATATTATAAGCGGCGTCTGTACCCCCGTAAGGTTTAAATGTTCTATACTGTATGTGTGATTTTATTCCTGTTGCAGTAGGAATAGAAACTGGCATATTTACTTTAAACTGATCAAACACCTGTTGTCCTTCAGAAAACACTAAGTTTCCTCCAGATCTGATGTCAGAATCAGCCGCAGAGTCTGCGGTAATTGTATAACCAAACGGATCCCGGTTTTTTATAGTTCTTTTACCTAAGATACTGCTTCCATTCATACCAGCATAAGTAGTCGCTGAATCTAAGCCAGTGATTCTTACGGTATCACCATTCATTAGACCATGATTAGGATGTAGTACCTTCACATCAGAATCAGTACTAGTAAAAAATAACGGATTAGTTTCTAAATTGTTTGTTGTAAGTTTTTCTGGTGCTGGAATAGCAGCACCAAATCTAGCTACACTATTTGTCTTTCTAAATGTAGCCTTATAAAGTTTAAATGTTAAATCCCGCTTTTGTTCAGCTGTCCACGTTGTGCCATTTGCTGAACTAAAGAACGAACCAACGTAAGGTTGATTGGTTACACGTTTTTCTGTAGTTCCGTAAACGAACTCACCCAATTCAGCTGTCCAAACTTGATAATCACCAGGAGCAGCGTTTGTATGAATTACTAGTGCGACCTCAGTGTTATTAGGTACATATAACGGCGATTCAAATGTAAATTTCGTTTCTCCAGTGGTTGCATCAAACGCAGTGGATGCTGTTATGTCAGCTCTTGCTTTACTAGTAATTGTTCCAGGATAAACTTTAAGTCCAGAAGGATTACCGCCTTCTGTAACAGGCCTGATCTCTATATTTACTGGTAAGTTAGGAGAAGTTACAGCAGGTTTACTATAAAAATAAAGACCAACACCAGTCAAAACTACTCCACCAGGTTCTGTAATCCTAATGGTTTGAGCTACTGGGTTTGTAACTTGTGTTAGATTTAAGTATTGTGTCATTATTTTTTCCTATTAAACTACTTCACCATTTTCTCTGATGAATTGTACTTCTCCGCCAACAGTATCAAAAACCTTCATCCAGAATTTTTCTACGGGTTTAAATATCCAACCATATTTATTTTCACCATAATACCACTTGCCATAGCATACTAATGGATCAGCAAATGTTTTTGTTACTACCCACTTTGTAACTTTAGACTTGCGCATCATAGGAACTAAGACTTCAGCTACTTTATAATAACCTCGTCTATTTCGTTCAGTCATTTTTTCATCACGGTATCTACGAACTACCTTGTCCATAGTTCCATTACCGTAACGTGCTTCTAACATAATAAAGCAACATACAGCAGCAAGAATGCCCACAACTGCACCGGCAATACCGCCACCAACAACTGAGGCACCAATCACAGCCGCCGCGGCAGCACCGACAATTGCACCCTTTGCTGCTTCGTCTGCTACAGAGCCGTTTTTGTTTCCTAATAAGCCATCATCAATCGGATCATCATCTGGAGGAGCACCAATGGTGTTGAAGTCATCGTCGTCATCCGGGTCTACATTTGGCAATTTACATACTATTTCTGTCGGTGGGTTTTCAGTCGATTCTTTCGTATCAATAGTTTCTGTATCTTTATCAGTATCATCTACAACATCCGGTTCATCTTCAATCTCCGGCTCAACCCAAACATCAACCTCTTCTGTCCAAGTAACTGTTCTAGTACCTGTCCTAGCTACAGAATAATAATCAATTCTATAATTTTCAACACCACCGTCACTTGTAAACTCTTGCGTGGCTTGAGACGTGCTCTCATTTGGGCTGTATTTACTGATGTCTAATACAGTAAAGTTCCTTGTGCCAGCAGGGAAAGATAGCGCATCATTACTTTGAAGATAAAACACACCCTCAATAGATCCTGTATCATCAGAATAAATTTCCGACGTTGGACCACCTAAAGCTGTAGGAAATCCAGTTTCTGCAACATATTTTTCCCCAGGATTTCTCCTTGCATCGTCTTTCGAAAGATTATAAAAGTCTTCAACAGTAACACTATCAGTACTTACATAGTTTGTCACATTAATATTGTCGAAGAAAAAGAAATGACGTTCATTGGGTCTTAGACCAGATACTCTAAAGTAAATAAATTTCGGTCTAGCAATAGTCACATCATCAAAACCAGTATAAACTGATCTAGATTTAGTAACATAATAAGTATAACTCTCTGTGCCCGATCTTGTTACAGTGTTAGTTACATAAGGCATTCTTTTCTCCTATTAGTACTGAGTACTATTATCGTAATCTGATAGGTCGCCGTTAACAGCAACTTCTGATACAGATCCATTATTAACTGTTCTTCTTATATAGTAATTATCATGATCAGGAATCATTTCTAATGTACCTGTAAATCTAGCTAATTGTTGTCCATTAACAAAACTAGGAGATGAAGCTATCGCTTGATCAATTAAAACTTCTTCATCAAACTTAGGATAAATTAATGAGCCATATCTCTTTGTTCCGCTTGACATATCAGAATCATAATATAAAGCAATATCCCTTTGAAGCGCTCTTGGAAGCATATAACCTTTACTTCTCTTTAGTGCAGCCTTATAATCTAAGTTAGGATTGACTAAAGACATTTTATGCGTTTCAAAGTTATCAGCAAAAAGTCCTGTTGATATACGCTCTAAACCATTTTCATCAATAACTGTTAAATTTGCAGTATTTAGTTCTGATAATGTTAGAGTTGAAATAATTTCTAAGTTATCTATTCTCTTTTCAAGAGAACGGATATCAGTCATTTTATATCCTCTGTTTACTATTTCTAATCTAGTAAAATCATTTTTAGTTTTTGTATAAGGATTTAAAAATACATAATTTAATCCTAGATAACCATCAGGAATCTTTGGTGCTTTCAAAAATTCAACACCAGCCTGTGTTGCAATTCTTTCAATTCCTCCATTATCATTCATGACAAGTAGATCGATACGGCCAGTGTAGTAATCTACTTCACTGATTGATACAATATCTCTGTTTCTTGGAATGCGCAGTCTCTTATCGAAAGTTCCACCAGAATTTATTGTAGATCTAAAGTCAATTACGTTAGCTAAATTTTCGGATCTAGTAGAATTAGTTATAGTTAAATCAGGTATAGCACCATAATCAATACCATTATAAGAATTAACACTATAAAAATCTCCAGTACCATGTAAATAATAACTATATGAAACAGTTATGGTTGATGCTGGAGTAGTATATCCTGTAATTAATTTGAGCGTTTCTGCGCCATAAAAACTAGCATTAGTTTTTGTATTTAAAGTAAATTTGTATGTAATATTTTCACTAGTTGTGTCGTCAATTACACTAGTAATTGTACGAACATCAGTTTTAGACAGGGTCGCTATACCATTAACTACTGAAATAGATTCTGTATGAGTATCATTCGTTTTAGGAATGCTTGTTCCTGTTGTATTCACATATGCTAAAAGAGATACATCTTTAGAAGCAGTTAGGCCAGAAATTTTAACCTCTGTTGTTCCAGCACCGCCACTATCAATTGTCAAAGAAGTTGTAACTTCTCCAGCACTGTCATAAGACAAAATCCACTCTGATTCATCAGCAAAATCTTCATCAGCAGCATTTGTTTGGAATACCGCCTCACCAGCTCCATTAGTAGTGGTTGTCAAAACATCAGCAACTGTCATACTAACAGTTCCTGTTATTTCTTTAGTAAATTTTTCAGGCAATCTAAATAACATAGAAGTCTGATCAGGATCAATAATTTGTGATCTATTATCAATCAAATCTATGTTTGCTTTGTTAGCTGCATCAGATCCAAAACTTTTAGCTGTACCAATATCTCTAAGTACACCAGACCCATTTGAATCTACATTTATATCAAACATATGAACTCTAAAGTTCGTGCTATTTACTTTATCAATGGATCTAATTCTAGCTGTGCCTAACGATGTACCTTGTAAATCAGCTGAATCGTAAATATTAACAGTAGTATAATCACCTACTTTTGATACTAGTCCAGTTAAATTTGCTGATGTTACTGGATAGTAATTACCGTAATTAGCAGCAACATTTTCTGTAGTTACAGTTTTTTTGTCAGATGTAGTTCTTGGTTTTGGAACTCTTATTGATGTGTTAGTACTTTTTTCTATTCTGTAACCATTAACAAATGCAACCCCTGGTTTTATAATGTATCGAAGATACGCATCGTCGCTGTCACTCAATACTTCTAAACTTAATCTATCTTTTTCTTTTGATACAAAATCACCACTGATATCAGCAGTTCTTCTAGCTAGGGTATCACCCAAAGTATTCAGAATATTATCGTTATATTGTAATGGTTCGACAGCACCATTTCTTAATCTTAATAATTTTATAAATGTTTCTGTGTCTTCATCGACATTACTCAATAAGTCTAGAGTTAATTTAATTCTATAGCGGTCTGCACCTGGAGATGTTAAATTAGGAGTAGAACCGGCATTGTCATACAAAGCTAAATCATCTGACACAGTTACTATTTCTTCAGTAACTTTATAAACAATAGTATCATTGGGAGATTGTGAATACTTAGATAAAACCAATGATTGTTTTGGTACAAATACAAAATGACCTGATTGAAAAACTTCTGTGCTCGGAACATTAATTATTGAAGCTCTACCGGTAGCTGGGTTAGCAACCGTGTTGATTGATTGAACTGTTAGTGTTCCTAAATCAGTTGTTAGATCTTGACCAGCGGCTAATCCTAAAATTGTTTCTGTATCGGCGGATCTAGATGTATCATTTGCATCAACTACAGAATACAATATAGTTGCTGGATCAGCACCAGTAGCTGGGATAACCTTTAAAATAGTAATTTTTACACTTAATGGATTTGTGGCATAAGTGTTTTCTAATTCAGTATAATTAGTAGGAAGAGCATTTGTAGACGTATCTAACTTAGCAAAAAATACAGAGAAATCTTTCAGCTGAGCTGTACCAAGATTTCCTGAAATTACGCTACTTTCTTTAAAGAGATAACGTCCCAGTCTTTCAATTTCTTTATTAATAATAGTTTGTAACTGAGTAAGCTCACGAGCTTGCAGTGCACGACCACTATTAAATACAATTCTATGATAGTTATCACTATCACGAAAGTCATCTTTGTAGTTACTTAGAAACGTATTTTTTAAAACTGTAGTAGCCATGATCTACCCTTAAAGTTGAATAATAATTTTAACATCTTCAGTCTGATCAGCAGACCTAGTCACCGAAAGGTTTCTATTATCTATATAGTGCATTTCACCTGAATATACGTCAAAACCAGGTACAATATTTGCTGAATCAGCTGTTCTATTAGCTGTAGCAGTTGATGTTGTTACAATTTCACCATCGGTAAATGATTTAAATCCAGTTGTTTCAGTTTGGTGATACCAAATAGTTGTAGAATCGTCATAAAAATCAATATAAGCTTGTGCAGCAGAAGATGCACCAGTAATTAATTGATCCGCTTGGAAATCATCAGTTGCTGATAATCTCATTTGTTTTAGTGCCAATGCTGTGTTACCTGTAAATGCAGCGGTAGAATCATATTGCAATGGATTTTTCAACAACGCTAATTGTCTGAAATCGTTACCAGTTACAAACACACCTTCTTCAGTACCGTCAGCCAAAACATTAAAGTTGACTGCTCTTCCTCTTAAATCTCTTGTTGGATCAGCACCAATACCAGCAGGTGGAGCAAAAACTGGAACTATTGTAGCACCAGTACCACCGCCACCACTTATTGTCACATTGGCGTAATCATAACCAGAACCAAATGGGAAACCACCAGCTGATTCATCAACTTCTATCGCGCCGATTGTATTAGAAGATGTTACAACAGCTCTAGCGTGAGCACCTTTACCATTACCTACGATAGTGATAGTAGGTGTACCTGTGTAACCACTACCAGCAGCTGTTACTCTATAGCCAATAATTTGGCCTGCAGTCGCTGCTTGTTGAACTAAATACTGGTTATAGTAAGCATCGCCCGGAGCAGCTGAGTCAATTAATTGGACAGGCATAAAGTTAGCTGTTAAAAATCTTGTAGCGTCACCTGCAGAAATTGTATACAAATATTTCCAGATATACCCATCTGAAAGTTCTGTTAAAGTTGTAGCAGATGTGCTTGTAGGTTGTACAGTGGATGTAACAGCATTACCATTAGAGTCTTTACCCTGACGAATACAAACATAAACGTTATTCTCATCTGTTATAACATAATAACGTGAAGCTTGACCTACTGAGTTATCGTTATACTGTTGATATGTTGTACCTGATGACCAGTTGTATCTTGTAACAACGAGTGAAGTATCTAGTACAGCTTTAATAGACTGCATCTTATATCTAAACTGACGAATCTCGCGTTCAGTATTAGCAGGTGTTGGAGGAGTATCAGTACTATCCCACGCTTCTGATGCACCAAGTGCAATGTAATATCGATTAGAAGAATCCTCAAACTCTGTAAGAAGAGAATTTACTAATTGATTTTTAACTCTATCTGTAATTATTGCTACCATGTTCTTATCTCATTAAACTATTGCTATGCCGTTACCGGCTGAGTCTGTACCGATCATATGCCATTTATTCTCAACACTTTCATAAATAAACTGTGACATGGCATTTGGAGCTAATCTAACGTTACCAGCTGCCATTAGAGCTCCAGCACCTGAATCTGCTTCAAGAGTTGCTGTTGCTGTGCCTCTATTTAGAATAATCTTTAATTCACCACTAACACTACCATCTCTAATAATAAAGTTTTGTGCAGATGTTGGATTCAATACAATAAACGTATTTTTTTCCATATCTCTATCGCCAGAGGAATCCATTTGCGCGCTGGCATAGGCTATCTTGCCAAGTCTAGTTACACCTGTACCTTTATTCTCTATATTAATACCTACATTTGTATCAGTACCAGTTGCTGAAATTGTTGGCCTATTACCAGCAGCAGCATTAGCTAGTGTTAGTTCATTTGCTGCAGAAGCTGTAGCTGTAACCTTTAATAGTTCGGCACCATTCACGTCTTGAATAGCTGTACCAATTTTTGGTGATGTCAGCGTTTTATTTGTTAACGTCTGTGTCTGTGCATTAAAAGTTAATGTATCACTATCAGCAAGTACCGGTAAGTTAATATTAATATTTTTTGATGTTAAATTACCAGGTTTTATGTTATAAGTGTGACTAGCATTTGTATCATTAATAACGATACCATCTAAAATAGGATTATTTAATGTAGCACTATCTAATGTTTTATTTGTCAGCGTTTGTGTTGCGGTGTTTATTGTTACTGTTCCAGCTGAATCAGGTAAAGTAAAGATAAGTTTTGAAGCCCCTTCAGTATGAGTAAGAATAGAATTATTTGTTACACCTATATACTCTAAACCACTGTCAACTAATCTAACGGCAGTTGTAAGAGATGTACCAGAGTCACCTCCACCCAATTGTGAATACAATTCAATAAAGTTTTCATTAATTTTAGTACCAGCTGTACGAAGTGTATCACCTGTTCCATCATTGGCAGTTGAGCCGGTATTAAGATTTTGCCTTGCCATAGGGTTTCCTCAATTTACTTAAGAGTATTTATAATAGTTTTAGTAGGTTCCAATTGAATCATACCAATCCTGATCTAAAGTTTGTTGTCTTCTTGTTGTATCCATTGTTACTGCTGTGCCATCAGAATCATTATCATCAAATGTTGGCAGTGACGGTGATAGAGCAGTAAGAATATTTGGATAGCTACTATCAAGTTCAGATAGTGTCTGATCAGAATCAAGTGGTAGTAGATCAACACGGTAAGTTGTGCTAGCACTATCGATAAGACCAGTGAGATCTGCCGAAGGCTGGCTAGTAAGATCAAACAGAGCTTCACCAGTTGTAACAACATCTGTAGAAACAACCTTAGCAATTTCAGGCATCAGTGTGCTTACACCAGTTGTATTGACTGACGCAATTTGAACCTGCCCTCCCAAATACATTCCAGCAGGATGAACAAATAATTTATAGACCTCTCTCCAATTGTCAAGAGGAATGTCTGACTTAATCAGAATTGCTAAGGTTTGATATAACTTATCATCAGTTAAAAATCTTTGAGATTCAGCACCAATCTTCGAAGCACTTGATAATATTTGTTCTCCAGCTGCATTACTACTGTCTAGAGTGTAATCAACTAATGGTCCGACTTTAAACACCTGCTCTTTTGGGTATGATACTTCTGGATCTGTTCCAAAAAAAGCTCTAAAGAACTGTTGAATACTATATCGAGTACCTTTAGATCTGTATAGAATATTAGAAAACTTTGAAGCTTCACGTTTGTTAATAAATCCACCAAAGTAAGCCTGTCCTAGTAGAATCTCATCTTCAATATATTGTAAGAGTTCAGTATCAACCTGTGTTAGATCACGTGAACGATATAAATCTCTTACTTTTTGGTCTGGATTACCAGTCTCTTCCATCCATTCATAATAAGCTTCAAGTAGTGAAATTAAATTTGGATAGTCATCAATAAAATGTTCAGGTAATACATTAGTAACTTCAGAACGCTGAAGGTTTAAATCACGCCTATTATTATCTCTGAGTGTTTTATCTAATTGTGTCATTAATCATTCGCTGTTGTTATAATAGCATTAGCAGCTGAAACATCAGCATCATAAACAAGTATATTATTTCTCGTCGGAGCTATTGAACTTTGATTAGCTGGAGTAACAGAAAGTTTTATATAATTAACAGAACCTACAATTGACGTTGGTGTAAAATAAGTAAGTGTTACAACTCCAGATGCTGCAGCATAAGATCCTAAGTTATCGACAATCACGTCGTTTGTGCCATTAGCAATAATTCTTAATGTGTTACTACTCAATGCGTTTTCTATTCTACATGAAACACCTTCATAAATGAATGATGAACTTGTAACACGAAGGTTTACATCATCTGGAGCAGCAATAGCTGTGGGGAATCTTAGAGTAAATGTATTCTCATTAGCTAATGAGCTAATAGATGTTCTGATCGATGTATACGAACTAGTAGAATATTTTGCAATCAATGAAGCTGCTGTATTATAATTATTTTCATTTATTAAAGCTATAGCAGCGTTTAAATCAGAATTGGGTATTGTAAAATTAGTTAGAGTTTGAATAGTACTAGAAATAGAAGGAGCAGTCGGTACAAACCGTTGTTGCATTTTTACTTCTGCTCTCGATGACAGAATAGCTGGATTAGACTCATCAATTAATGTTAATAGATTAGATCTTCTAAATGACTGATCAAAACCACCAGTATTATCGGTAAAGTATTGTGATATGATATCTAAAACATTTGATTGTACAGCATTGACTGTTAGCGAAGTTAATTTTGGATTGAAGTCAAAGAAGTTTTGTACTTCGACGTATGTAGTCACAGGATCTGCGAATCTCAGCCTAAATGATATAACAGCTAAGTCGTCTGACAATTGTGTTATGCCCAACTTTGTATTAGCTTGCGTCAACGCCGTAACATCATCTTCGAATAAAATAGAAACATAAACCGCACCAAACTCAGGATCTAAGTTATCCTCTCCGCCCCATGCTTTAATATCTTTGATGAGTGTAGAATAGTTACGAAGAATAAGAGAAGAATAATCAGCAGCTGTCACCATTCTGTTTTGTGTCGCATACTGAAATGGTGCGTTCTTACGAATTGATTCTATAGATTCTTTAGTGTCTCCACCAACACTGTTTGTGATAGTTGTAACAGTTAAAGATGCACCACTAATACCGCCACCTGTATAAGTACTTGCTGGTGTAAATGTAGTTGCACCGTTAGCTGGATCACCTTTAGTAGAAAGATATAAAACCTCAATCTTAGCCCCAGCTTGTGGGGCAACACCAAATGTTTCACCGTCGCCAAATGAAAGTTCAAAGTAACCATTAGGTGCTTCTTTTAGGATGTAAATTGTCGACTGAGCATTAATAGTTGTGGCGTTGATAATGTTAGTATATACAGCAAACGTTGAACTAGTTGTGCTTTCGTAAACACGAACAGTCACAGTATCAGCATCAATATTTGTATCAGGTATAACATAAGTAGGATTGTCTTCGTACTCACCAACTAGGAATGTCTTAGTCTTTTGAGTACCCTCGTAAATAGGCAGCTCATTTGAACCATTAGCTGTTACAAACTCGTAGAATCCTGTCCCATCATCTGTAGCATAGTAGGTTTCAATTGTTTGAAATGTATAGTTTACATCATCAACCGAAGTTGTAAATGTTGTTCTAGCTGGTAATGAAATAACAGCATCACGGCCAGCATCAGAGGATGATAGACTAATATTTACTGTAGCCTGTGCTGCTGTGTCAGTATCAGGAATATAACCAATTCCCTCGGCAAGAGACACAACAGAACTTCTTAATTGTGCAGTACTCAGATAAGATTCGTTAAGTGCAAAGTTTGCAACCAACGAGTTGAAGTGCGTATTATAAGCTAACACATCAAGGATGTTAGAAAGACCAGAGGCTTCGAAGTTGTAGTCTCTAAACTCTTCTCTAGCAGCTAGGTAGGTCTTTAGATTATTTTTGATATTTGTAAAATCTAAAGCGGTTGAAGCTATTGTTGTTGCCATGTTATCTTAACCTTGATATAACTGTTGTAAACACTACTATTTCTTTAGTGTTTATTACTTGAAATTCTAAGGTAACATCAAGACTGTTTTGATCTGGTCTTGTGTTTACTCCAATTTTTAGAATCTTTGCTCTTGGTTCATACGTTTGAATAGCACGAATAATATTGTTCTTAATATCACCTTTGATATCATCATATGCTAATTCAAATAAAAATTCTCTAATATTACCACCGAATTTAGGTAAAAACGGTTTTTCAAAATGATTAGTTTGAATAAGATTTTTAATAGCTTGTTTTACTGCTGCCGCATCTCTTTTCTTATAGATCTCGCCATTAGGCTTTGCAGTAAATGTCAAGTCAATGTCAGTATACAGCTTGCTTCTACTAGTAATAATACTACTAGTATTTAAACTTCCATCTTCTTTTGATAAGACTCTTGTTGTCGCCATTTTACAATCTTTTTCTTTTTATTTATATGCTAAGTTTCGATATAATCATTCCAATAAGCATCAAATGAAAGGCCTGCAAATTTAGCATTACTATAGTTCCAAGCATCTCTATCACCAGCTCTCCCTGTTCTTCTACTTGCTGGTCTTACATCAAGGTGAATGATATTATTACCTAGACCAATTCCAGTAAATCCAACCTTCAATGCAGCGTCTACCAGCTTTCTCCTCTTTTCATTATTAAAAGATGTAATATCAATATCGATAGCTCTACCATAAAAATGTTGTGATGAAGGAGGATTAGTACTTCTCCCTGTTCCTACTTTTGCTAAACCATCATTAATTGTGAGAGCTGCACCAAACTCTTTTTGTAACGCAGCATACTCATTGCTCAATAACCTTTGCATATTTTCCAATGCACCTGGCTGTAAATATGGCGATCCGCCGTTTGTTGAGTAAAGTAATGGTTTAAGAACTTTATTTGTTGTTACACCATATTTTCCACCTTGATCAGGCAATGGATCTACAGAAGTTGTTTCGGGTAATGTAGGTGATGTAATACACTCAACTAATTCACCGTCTGCCATTTTCTTACCATTAAATTGAGTTTCAACGTTTCTGTTAAATACTCCTACCCAATCTTCGTCAATCTCAGGCATAATTATAATAATCTGTGCATCTAATTCTTTATCTGGATCGTAAGTATCATATGACAAAATAAGTTTGTCAAAGTATAATGTGTCTTTCCAGTATTCAGCTAGGTCAAATATTACTGCAGGGTCTGAGCGGCCTGATAAGTCTACTAGATCATATACAACAGCCTGACCAGATAATTTAAGAGCGTTAAGACCCGATGGAGTTTCTGATGGTCCAGGCCTATAAACACCTTCTTGTACTAGTAATCTATAATCTGCAAAGGTGCTTTTATTAGTAGCTACCGATCTCATTACCTCTGCATGTAAATATAATTGTCTTGCAAGATCTTTGCGTTGTTGTGGATCTTTTATAAACTCTAAATTTGTTGCATGACCAGTAGATCCCAAGAACTTTGCCATAGTTACACCAGGTGCCAGTTTAGTTCCCGATGTGATAGCTAATTGAAAGTCAGGATTATAAACAGGATCTGGTATTAGATTGGCTTTTAATCTTCTTGGAAGGAAAGGATCTGAAGAAGAAGTTACCTTAACATTACCAAATTTCATTTGTCCAAATTTTGGAGTACTATCTCCGCTTACTACACGACCTATACCAGTAGGTGCTACTTTTACATAATTAGGAGATAAAACACCTTCAGCGATTGCTCTAGAAGTAAAGTCTTCTACATTTAAATTGCTTTGATCTCTTAGTCTCGATCTAACAAGACCAGTTGTTAGATCTAAATTAGATAGTCCGCCGTAAATATTTGTCTTGTCAATATTATTTTTAATAAAGTCACCATCATCAATTGCGACAATTCTTACACCATTCTGTGATTTTGTTAAATATGTTTCAAGTAATTGTGCTGATGGCATAGCTGTCACTTTAGCATCAATTGCTGCTGGATCTGCAGCCGTGTTTGTAATAGATCCAGCAGAACCTGTACCACCTCCACCTACAGGGTCAGCATATGCTTGTGATTGTGCAACAGTAGCAGTTACTGCAACTCCGTTTAGGTCTCCGTGGAAAGTATCAGCGTACATAGCGGTAGCTGTAACATTTTCCTCTGCCCACAATGATGTAGTTTCAAGTGTAAGAGTTCTAATGTTTTTCTGTGTGTACATGTTATAATTGTACATAATAATATTTTCACCACCTATTGTACCAACATCTCCAAATATTGATAAATTTGTCGCAGCAGCATTAAGATCTGGTGTTGAAATATTAATTTTATCTTCTGATGTCAGTGTAGTTAAACCACTAGCTACATAGTTTGCTTCACCATCAACGTTGTTACTATAAACACCCTTGACGTTATTAGAAAACCCACCAAGAGAAGTATTTGTAACTTGACCGACTGATGTACGTGACGATCCACCACCAACAGTTTCACCTAAGTTACCACCAACTTTAGTTCTATGTGAGCTAGCTACATCCATGTTATAGCCACCATGGGATTTTACATTAAAGTTAGCGCACTCAACATTAAAGTCACCAGTTACTTTGAGATTTAGATTACCTTTATAGACTAGGTTACCTTCACCTTCAACAACAACTGTATGATCATCTGCTGTCAATTCTACTTTATTCTTAGTAGATGCAACAAGAACTGTACCATCACTACGCAGTTCTACACCCGATCCCGATCTATGCTTAATTAAGATTCTTTCATTACCAGGAGTATCATCAACCTCAATTACATGTCCTGATAATGTTTCAGATACCTGGTTATATGGATATTCTGATGCACCTTGTTCATTTAATCCAAGTGATAAACCCAGATCCCCACCACCTGTATATAATTCATTGCGGGCAGCTCCTGTGGCAGCATAGTTTAAGTTTGAGCTAAAGAAATACTCAGACTTTGGATACTGTCCTGTAGGTTCTTCATTACTATTATTGTTTACACCCTGAGACACTGTTGTGCCTTCAGATACTGATACACTCTCTTCTAAGTTTTGGCTATTAGTAGTCATATCAAATCTTCACTTTAATTAGTTGTTTACGTGTATATGGTTGTTGCTCAGATGGGTTTTCATAAACGTTTTTCTTACCAAACAAATGCTCCATTTCGTTTATCACATCAAATCCCGGATCAATTTGACTTCTATCGATATCATTATGGCCCATAATTTGAGCACCTGGCCAAGCTGAATAAGCTATAGCACAGAACTGTTGAAATGATGTTACTTGTTTTGGTGTAAATGAGTTAGCTGATAAGAATCTTTTATAATCAGAGGTTCCTGTAGGAGCATTAATTCCACCGACAAATGCAATTTGGATTGAATATCTTTCATGATTATTATTTAGAGCCCCACCTTGGTAACTAACTGGTCTTCCACGCTGTATTGAACCATCTCTACGAATCAGATAGTGATAAGGTATTGAACTACCATTTCTACTTAATAGCGTTTGTATTTCTTCAGAACCCACATCTTGGTTATTGAAGTGCTCTGTCCAGTGTACAATAATTTCCGTTACTTCACGATTTATACTTTTTAGATCTACTTCTAATTCTTCAATAGAAGACACATATGAGAAATTATGGCTACTAGGTGTATTTTCATAATCCCAAGTTTTTTCGCCTGTATCAATTTGTGTCGATGTTAATAATTCACCGGATTCAGTTAATACATTACTACTAATTCTATTATCAATTCCACTTAATCTCTCGCGTATAACTCCACGTGGCAAATCAGAATATTTTTCCAAAAACGCTACAGCTTGATTAATTTGCGTTTGTGTTTTAGCTGATGTCAGATTTAATACAAAAGCCATATCAGATTCTGGTAACTCAATTCTTATTCCATCTTTGATAGTGAGAGATCCTACAATAGATCTGCCATTACCCGTTAACTGCTCAGATATATTTTCAACAATTGAACCAAATCCTTTGTTTATAGCATCATTAATTCCAATTACAGTTTTAGATAGTTGTCCTAACATATTAGCTCTAAAGTTATTAAAGCTAGCTAATACATTTGTGACTGCACCGACAATAGGATTGATCAATTCATTAAATGATGTTTCAAATAGCTCGAAGGTTTTATCCTCTAGATTTTGCATTTCACCCAATACATTTCTAATCTGACCACTACTAGCACCTGTAGCCCTTTTAGTTTGATATGCTATGGCCTCTGGATCTGAAGATGTAATTCGTGTTTGTAAGAATCCATCTTGTACACTAGTTCCGGTCAAAGCCTCTAGATCTGTTCTATTATTACCAACCTCTAAAACTAATTTATTTTTTAGGCCTGGTACATTTTTTGTAAGTTGAGTAATTGCTAATGCAGCAATAAGTTGTTCGGGTCGCGAGCCTTGTACAGCCTCTACTACATCGTCTGCTTGTTGAGTCAGGGCTTGAAATCCAGCTACAACACCTAAAAGTCGTGTGCCTAACTTACTAGTCTTAGAAACAACATTTTGTTCAAATGAGCGGACAGCATTACTTACGGCGTTTTCTACACCAGCATTTCTTTCAATACGCTGTAATCTCTTTTCAACTTCAATAGGTTCAAATGGCATTACCCGGCCCCCGCACTAATGTTATTATTATATTGGTCATACGCAGTTTTAGCGAAGCCTTCTCTTTTTGTTATTTCTTTCGCAGTAATTTGAGGTCTTTCATAATATTTCATAAAGATCCAGGTTGAGTTTTTATCATCCTTACCACCAGTAAACTTTGTACACTTTACTAACCGAGACTTACCAAAATAAGCATAGTTATTCAATTCATAGATTATGTATTGTAGCTGAACACTGAAGTTTCTCCAATCATAATTATTTCTACTAGCGAATAATTTTAACTCCTGAAGTCTTCCACCTGCTGGATTCCACTGCGCAAGTCCCTGTGATGACTCACCACTTACTGATGAAACAATAGTAGTATTAAATCCAGACTCAGCCTCTAAATTGCCAACTATTCCTGCTGCTTGAGCAGGCGTATAACCATTATCTACGAAGAAAATCATGCTAGCTAGTCTCTTTTGACCTGTAGTAGCTTCTGTTTGATTGCGTGGATCAAATACGTCAGAATAACTTGTTGGGTTATTAACATCTAAATTCTTAACAGAGTTACGTACAACTGAGCCATCAACCCCGCTATTTGCACCTTGATTTATATTCGGTGCTGTTTGATTTAAAGCTGCTCTTCTCTTTTGCTGTAATGTTGGATTCTCTATTTGATTTAAATGGCCTATAACAAGCGGTAATTGAGAAGTCCTACCATCTAAAAAAATACCGAATACAAGAGCACCAGGTAGAAGCTGAGGTATTTTACCAATTCCGGAAGTGCCACCTTCAGTGGTTGGTAAAACAGTGGAAGCCCAGGGTAATGATGACTGTGGCACCTCCTCTTGTTTTGACGAATGAATACCACGAATATGAACTTGTACTCTACCTAATTTATCGGGATCTTTATTGTCAATAACTCTAGCAATGAACCATCTGATGTTATCACCATAAAAACTACTTTCTAATAGATTCATTATGTAATCCTTCTATTAGATATTCTAGAACACGATAAAGAAACAGTGTGTTTCTGGTCTGTTATATTAAATATATGACGTTTAGTATTAATTATAAATGAACCTGATCTCTTATAATCAGACCGGTCTACTTGGGTATCAACCATCTCATTTTTAAATATTACTATTTCTATTTGGTTACCGACAGATGTTGTTATATCACCTGTTAAGAACTTTAAACCTGGTACATGAATTTCCATATTATTCTTTAATAATAACTGTTGTATCGCAAACTTGAACATTTTTAATTTATATGCCGATGGGTCATTTTCATAAGTCCAATTTGATACATTCTCATTATAAGGAAATGTTCTTCCACCCCCAACTTGATTAAAATTAACTGTATCAAAATCGCCAAGTCTAGAAGTATTAACGCCGTTTGGATCAGCTACAAATGAATTATCTAATAACACATTATCTTGGCTTGTCCTTATAACAGACGCACCTAATAATTGCTGATATACAGAATTTACGTTATGGTTATAACTAATCTCTTCCCCTGTTGTCATATCAGTTGTTGTAAAATTAGAACCTAAAGCACCAAGCTCTGATAACATCAATGTGTCTTCTTGATTATTTGTTTCTACATTGTATATAGATCTTGCTTGTAAAAGAACAGATCCTGATTTTAAAGGAGAATTATCCACATCCCCCATACCATTCGCCATTCCTTGATCATACTGAAATGGCTCACTGGCGTTAAAAGAGTTTCTTGTCATTATAGTGTCTAAATCGGCAAGAACTAAATTATCAGAGTTTATGGTAGAATATAAAAAATATGGACTGCCATTTTCGGTTGTCATCTTATCTAAAACCATACCAATAGCCTGAAATGGATTGAGGTAAGGTACTAATAGTCTAAAGCTACTTTGGTATGAAGCTTTATATGTTTTAAACTTGTTAAATAAGGATTTACCTAGTTTATCATTCAATATTTTAGCAATAATTTCTTCACCCTTACCATCATATGATTTGCTAAAATTTTGTACATTATTATAGAATCCAATATCCTCTATTAGATTAAACAATAACATAGAAGTATTATCATTAGACTTATTAATTTTTTCAAGTCTGTTCATTATAAATGTTTTAGATATAGTTTGAGCACCATTGACAGGAAGTGATAGATCTATTTCTAATCTTTCGGTACCTTGAAAATCAGCAGCTGTAAATAAGCCATTATCATCGAGAATCAATATAGATCCCGTAAGATAAGGCATATTAATATTTTCGAATATATTGACTTCAATTGTGACTTGTTTTATATCAATAAATTCTCTGAATCTTTCAGAGGTGATACGTATCCGGTCTATAGAAAAGTCTTCTGCTGACTGTACTTCTTTAACCATTCTGTTCTCTTAATAATTTTTGGAACTCATTAAATACTTGAGCTGCAACTCCTGGTTTTAAAACATTTATGCTTTTTAATTCGTCATTTTGTCTTTCTAATCTATCGTAGTAACTAACAGCGCTTAAAGCTCCAACTGACCTATCAAAGGGATCAATATCTACCCATTCACCATCAGAGTTTTCATAATGATGCACAGCATCGTATTGATTAGCTACTCCATCTACAGTTAAATATTTTAAATCACCTGCATCAAAATCGCGCCAGTTAGCAATGTTAGGAACAGAAATTAATTGACTTGTGGAAAATGTTGAGCTAGATAAAACAGCAGTAGCTGTAGCTGTAGTACCTGTATTACCGTATGGCACCCAGTCAGGATAAGTAGTGTAGTTTTCTAAAATATTTTGTCTTAGTGCAGTTCTAATTCTAGCTCTTGTATCAACATCAACGCTATTAACATTATTATTAAAATCTCTGATTAGTTGTGAATCAGCTATTGTTAAAGATCCATTTCTATTAACATCGCCTCTTTTATATCCATTAAATGTTTCATTTAAAAAGTCATAATATACTCCAGTAGTCAGCGTGCCGGCAATTATTGCATCAAGCTTAGTTGCCACGTCTTCATAATCTACTATACTTGGTTCTGTAATGGAAACAGTTGGGGCGTGTTCATAACCAGAACCACCACTAATGATTGTGAAGCCATTAACCTCACCACCTGATATTTGTGCCGAAGCAAGAGCCTGAACTATAGCTTCTTCATGCCTTTCCCCATGTTCATCTGTAATTGTTACAGTGGGTATTTGCGTATAACCTGCACCGCCATCTGTTACAGTTATACTTCTAACTTCGACTATTGGTTTAACTATCAAATGTCCTAAGTCTAAATTTTTTTCTAAAATAACACCTATAGAAGAAGGATTAGAGATAGAACCTTGAATAACAATATCACCCCTGTACATTCTGTCATGCATAGCATCAGATGTGGTAATCACTTTATTAGGATAATATTCTTTAGATTTTGTTTGTAACTCTTGAAATGTTAGTGGCCAACCTTGTCTACGAATTTTTTCATTTAAAAGGTAAAACATCCAATAATAATCAGTCGTACCATACAGTCTAAATGAAAGAGCATCAGGTCTCTCGCCATCTTTAATCTCATATTTTTCATAAAAACTTGCATCATCAGCAATCTGATCTATCAGATCAATATATGCTGTTAAATTTTGAAATTGAGCTGGATCAATCTCATTACCGAAATAATATGGAATAATGGGGAAGTTTCTAAAATAAGCCATTAGTAACCTTTCACAATGTCTTGTCTTCTGAGTGCTCTTTCTTCAGTAAATGTTAGTGTAATATCAATTTCTGGAAACTCACCATCTTTATGGAAAGACATACTATTTGGGTTATAGTTTGTATCAAAACCTTGTAAGAAACATGGAAGAATTTTAGATGCTACAGGTTCGCCGTCATATGCCATTTCAATTAAGAACTTGTTTGGATATCTGTAGCCAATAGAGAAACCTGTATTATTTTCTAGTAGATCTTCGGGGTACATGTTTTTTCTAAAGAATCTGATAATATTCTTAATCTCTTCAGCTTCTTTTTGATCATTTGGAATTAGTTTAAATGTAAAACCAAATGTTCGTTGAACTACACCGCGTAGTAATGATCTACGATTAGGGTTTAATGTTATACCTTGTGTTACTTCTAAAGCACCAGCAATAGGTTCAGAAAATTTTCCAATTGCTCTTTGAGCATATAGAGCGGTTGTTTCGTCTGTAATTGTACCTTTAAATGCATCAACAACTGATTCAATACTTTCAAACACTTGTTTCCCTGCCGCGGCAGCAGCGCCTGCTATGTCTTGAGGATTTTTTCTTAATATTTGTTCAGCTGCTGTACCCACCGCACCAAATGCAACGTTTTGATAATCAATACCATCTCTGAATGATAGAGATGTAGGTAGATGCATAGTGACTGATCCGACAGGATCATGGTCAACACCGTTATATTCTAAAGTTCTAAAGTTACCACCAAGTAAAGCCTCTAGATCATTAAAAAAGTCCAAAAATTCATCAAGTTCATTTAATAGATTACCCAAGGGATTTGTTGATCCTGACACATTAGCATTGCCAATGATACTTGAACCAATAGTTTGATAATCAGCTTTAAGGGCTGTAAACTTCACTGTTCCCTTATATTCTGATTGATGGCTTAGTGGATATCTAAACTTTGGATTACCTACGTCTTCTAACTCATCCAGAAAATCAGATATTGTATCTATTACATCCATTTTTTGTCCTAATAAATATAGAAAAATCTTAAGATTATTTATAAGGTATTTATGGCTTATTCTGGCAAATACAAAGTCAAACATCGTAGTAAGTATAAAGGTGATGTAGACAATGTAGTGTATCGATCAATGTGGGAAAGAAACGCGTTTAAATGGTGCGATAACAATTCTAACATAAAGTATTGGTCGTCAGAAGAAGTCGTCATACCATATTTATGGGAGATAGATAAAAAGTATCATAGATATTTTATGGATCTCAAGATTACATACAAAGATGGAAGAACAATTCTTGTAGAGATAAAGCCTGACAAAGAGACTAAACCTCCAAAGAAACCCGATAAGTCGAAGCGTTATATCAGCGAGGCTATGACTTATGTGAAGAATCAAAACAAATGGAAAGCTGCACAGTCATATGCTAAGGATAGGGGCTGGGACTTCCAGATCTGGACAGAACATACTCTTGAAAAAATGGGCATAAATCCAAAGCAAATTAAACCATTGAAACCACTTAAACCTTATAAGAAGAAAACTAGAAAATGACAGTGATTACTACAAAACCTACAGGTACATTTATTCATATTCCTAAAAATGCTGGTGTTGCTATTAGTCAATGGCTAACACATAACGTTCATGGATCATATCTTTTTAAACAACAACATGGCGGTAAGCATGCACATCAAAAAAGAATTAAAAAGTGGATGGATGCAGACCAACGCCAAATGGATATGGGATTTACTTTTTGTGTAGTAAGAAATCCATGGGCAAGAGTTGTAAGTGCATATCATTATTATGTACGTAGAAATCAAACAAGCGGTGGTCAATACGGAATTGATCCACTTAAAACATCATGGGAAGAATTTGCAAACCGTGAATGGGAACATGGTAAGTGGGGTTGTGTACATAAACAACAAGTAACATATTATGATAAAGTAGATTATATCTTGAGATTTGAGAACTTAGACAAAGACTTTCTAAAGATTCAGGACATGTACAATTGCTATAAACCATTGTTCCCTGCTAATCAATCAAAACACAAGGACTATCGTAAATACTACACAAATCCACGCTGGATTGATGATGTAGCAGAACACTATAAAGACGACATTAAGGAGTTCGGATATTCCTTTGAATAGTTATAAATAGTGTCATGAGTAACTTATTTAACAACTTAGAATTAGAAGCATTCAGGGCCGGTATTACGCCTAGAACACGGGAATCACGTGAGTGGTTTCGTCGTCGTGTTTCTAGTATGCGTGGTATAAATCGTAATGCTCTGATGAGAGAAGAACCGGTCGAACTTGATAATGATAGCGTTGTAGGTAACATGTATATGTTCTTCTACGATCCTAAACTAAAGAAAGAACTACCATACTATGATAGCTTCCCATTAGTTATTGTAATTGGTCCAGCAGAGGGTGGTTTTCTTGGTTTAAATTTACACTATCTACCACCGTTACTTCGCGCTAAGTTTTTAGATGCATTATTAGATTATACAAATAATAAGAGATATGATAAATCGACTAGATTTCGTTTATCATATAACTTGCTCAAAAGAGCTGCAAAGATGAAGTACTTTAAACCATGTGTCAAACATTATTTAAATGAACATGTAAGAAGTAGATTCGCAAAGGTTCCGGCACCAGAATGGGAAATCGCTACATTCCTGCCGACTGCTGACTTCCAGAAATCTAGCAGAAATAAAGTTTATAGCGATTCTAGGAGAATGATCTAATGCTTGGTGTTGATGATTTTAAGAGTTTAGTATCAAATAAAGGTGGAATAGCCAGAGCAAATTTATTCTCTGTCTCTTTACCTGGACTACCTGGGATCGCTACTAATGAAGAGATGAATCTTTTGTGCAAAGACGTCTCTTTACCTGGAAGACAGGTAACTACACGTGAGAGAACTATTGGACTTACTACTCGTAAAATGGCTTATGGTTATTTAATTGATGATGTGTCCATGACATTCCATGTGTTAAATGACTATGGCGTCAAAGAATATTTTGAAACTTGGCAAAATCTAGCTGTTGATCAGAATACATATGAGATTGGCTACAAAAAAGACTATTCATTTGATGTAAAAATTAATCAAATAAAGAAAGGCACCGGTCAGGGTGTGACTTCTACAAATCAGCTTTCGTCAGATGAGATAATTTATTCTTGTGTTCTTGAAGAAGCATTTCCAACGACTATGAATTCTATTCAATTAAATAACGAGCTAGATGGAATTTTAGAGCTAAATGTTCAGTTATCATACACTAACTGGAGATCAGCTGTCACAAGTCAAGAAACAATTAACACAATCAATGGAAGTCTTATATCACTATTTTTATAATTAAGGATGAAATGAAATGGCATTACCTAAGCTAAATGATAAACCAAAGTACGAAGTTGTTATACCTTCTACACAAAAAAATGTTAGATTTAGACCTTATCTCGTAAAAGAAGAGAAAGTTCTAATGATGGCAATGGAAAGTAAAAACCAAAAGCAAATGTTAGAAGCTGTAGTAGACACTATTACTGCGTGCATTGATGAACCTGTTCAAAAAAATAGTCTAACTATATTTGACGTTGAATATTTGTTTACTCAAATTAGATCTAAATCAGTAGGTGAAACCGCGACAGTTGGATTAAAGTGTAATAAATGTGAGCACACAAATGAGGTGCAAATTAAATTAGATAATATTAAAGTCGATATGAAAAAAACAAATGACGTTATTGATTTAGGCAGTAATGTAAAACTAAAAATGCAATATCCAAAATATCATAATGTTATAAACACAGAATCATTACAAGAAGACACATCGACTACAAAACAAACGTTTGATATGATTGTGCAGTGTATTGATAGTGTACAAACAGAGGAAGATAATATTAAGATCAGTGATGAACCTTATGAAGATGTCATGGCGTTTATTGAGTCATTGAATACTAAGCAATTTACAAAGATTAGAGAATTTGTTGAAAATATGCCAAAGTTAAAACATGAAGTCAATTATACATGTGAAAAATGTAACCATAAAAATGATGTTGTGTTGGAAGGTATGAACGATTTTTTCTAGTAGCTCTATCTCATGATAGCTTAGTGAATTATTATAGAACGAACTTTCAGTTAATGCAACACCATCACTATTCGTTACATGAGATAGAGCAAATGATACCTTGGGAAAGGGAAATCTATATTGTTATGTTGATGGAATATATTAAAGAAGAAAACCAAAAAGCAGAACAGCAAAGGCTTGCAAGATGACTACATTAACTGAAGTTACTGAACAGTTAGAAGAGAATAAAGAAGCTACAGAAGATACAACTGATGCTGTCAGTCGACTAAGTAATTCTATAGACAAATTTATTCTCAATATCGATAGATCCCAATTCGACAAGCTGGAGGGTATCAGCGAAAGTAGTGGTGGACTGCAGTCAACTACACAATCAGGGGCAGGTACTAGTGCTGATGAGAAGACTGGTGGAGGCATATTTGGAGGCTTGTTGAAGGCATTAGGGATAACTGGTATCTTTCAGGGGATAACAAGAGCTTTAGCGCCAATACTAGCTCCTATAGCAGCATTATATACTTTATTAAAGGGACCAAAGTTACTAAAGACACTTGGTATTTTTGGCTTAATGTATGAAATATTTAAAGATATAGGTGAGAACGAAGCATTACAAAATACATTACAAAAGATCACTGATCTATGGAATAACAGCATGTTGCCCTCGTTAAGGGCAATAGGTGATAGCGTTTTAAATTTTGTTAATTCAATTGATGCTACTACAGAATTTAAAAGCCTTTCAGAGTGGTGGCAGAATATTAGAACTACACTACAAGATTTTGTAGCTTTTACTTTAGAGGATATAGCTATAGCTATTGATGGTGTTTTGACGGGTATAAAAACTACACTAGATGGTGATTGGAAAAATGGTATAGCAAAAATAATCAATAGTGTGTTGATTGGAATTCAAGATATAGCGGATAATGCTATTACAGCCGTTCTCAACTTATTTGGTGTAGATTTTGGAGAGGATGGTACGTTTTTAGGTTATTTAGACAGAAAGTGGGCTGAACTAAAAACTTCTATTCAAACAAAATGGGATGCAGGGGTAACTGCTATAACAAATGGTTGGAATGCCACTATTGACGCTGTCACTAATACATGGACAAGTGTTACAACAGCCATAACAAATGGTTGGCAATCTATTGTAGATTTTTTTACTATCTCAATACCAGCTAAATTTAAAGGCATTAAATTACAAATTATAGCTATAGCCGAAGGGATTGTTACATCTGTAGTTGATGCAGCTACTAGTATGATTGAAGTTATTACAGTAGATATACCCAATAAAATAGGTGAAGCAAAAGATGCCATCATAGAAAAGGCAGCTGGCTTATATGATGCTGTGTTAACAAAAGTTAATTCTCTCATTGCATCTATTGTTGATTTAATACCATCTGGTGCAGATATAAAAAATGGTATAATTAATGCTATTAAAGCATTACCTGGTGGCGAAGCTTTACTAGATATGATAGGTCTTAGCTATGAGCCCGCACCTAAAAAAATGAATACGGACGCCGATTTCTTTGAACAAGAAATAAAAACAAATAAGGGTATGTCAATAAACCCCAGGGGTTATACGGGAGCTCAATCATTTGGTACGGCTTACACTTCCAATCCTGGACAAAGGTTTAGTGAATTAATGTCATTTAGACAACCAGCTGGAACTAGTTCTGCGCCAGTTATTGTACAAGATAACAGTGTAAAACAAGGTGGTAGTAGTACTCAAGTTATTAACCAGATGTCGCAACCTGTGAGCTCTATGGATCTTTCTGCTATGATGAGAAATCAGGGTGTTAGATTTGGTCATGGACCATATGGTTATTAAATCAAAAGGGAGGCCTTCCTAGGTGCCTCCCTTTCTATCTCCCAGTACATCGGAAGACCATGCATCATTGCGAGCTGATGGTCACTCACCATTCCAAGAGCTGCAGACTCTTAGGTGGATTTTCAGTCTTCCGCTGCAAGCTTAGCGAAATAACTCATCGTATCATCCTCATCATCCATAGACGATTCGGCTGTTGTCATAGTAGGTGCAGGAGCTGCAGTCGCAGTTGGAGCGGGAGATGATGGAAAGTCTGGAATCTCATCATCTAATTCCTCTACTACCTTACGAGCTGTTGCTGAACCTGACTCACCTAGAACTACTGCAAGACGAGCTTTCAACTCATCGTATGTCTTATAGCTCTTAGGATCTGTCCACTCTGACATATCATGCTGTTGGTTATACACCTTTTCCTTAGCTTCATCATCACCAGCAAATAGTTCTGATTGACCTTTGAATGATGATGCATCATAGTTAGGATAGCCTTCAACCTTACGAATCTTCAACGTAAAGTCTGCACCTTCCCACATGTCAAATGGATTGACTGGTGCCTCATCAGGAAATTGTGGTTGCATAGAATCCATGATCTTGTCAAAGATCTTTTTACCAAAGCGATATAGCTTTACCTGACCTTCATTCTCAGGATTCGATGGATCAGAGATAATAAGCACATTGGCTACATAACGTAGATTACGCTTGCGTTCACGTACTGTACGCTTTGCCTCATCACTACCATCTTCATTCCAAAGACGACTATTTGACTCTGCTAATGGATCCTGTTGACCGATAGATGTCAATGATTTTTCTACATACCATTGACCTGTTGGTCCTTTAAAGAAGTGATCCCAATACCGAACCCAAGGTGTTGGTGCTTCTGCGTCTCCTGGTAGGAAACGAATTACAGCGTAACCGTTACCAGCTTTGTCGCGAGTAGGAACCCAAAAGCGAGTATCCTCTGATTGACGTTGGGTATTCTCACCAGTACCTGCTTGTGCTTGTTGTACCAATGATTGTAGATCTGTACGATTACGTTTTAGTGCTGCAAAACTCATTTTATGTTCTCCGTATGTTTAATGTGTTCTAATTGTCCACTGTATGCATTATATTAAATTTTTCCGAGAATGTACATCGTGTTTTAGATAAATCCATGCGACTAAAACCTCACGTGTACCTCTCTTTACAGGATTGACTTGATGCCAACATTGACCAGCATCAAACATTATAGTCTCACCAACCTGTAATTTTGTATTTATAGCTTTCTCACCATCAAAAACTATAAGTTCACCACCTTCAAAGTCATCAGATTGACTGATTAAAGTTGAAGTAGATATCAATCTAGGTGGTCCTCCATCTCTTCTTGGAACCTGATCTCGGTGTTTCTTAAAAAAGTCACCTTCATTGTATATTAAATAATTAAATTCATCTACACTATAACGTTCTTTTATAAATTTAGGCCTGAACATAGGTATTAATTCTAATAAAGACTTACATATTTCAGGATATAAAGCTGGTTTTATGTACTTTTTTACTTTAGTAGATCTATAACTTTTGTCTACTTCAGGATTAGGACTATCTTTACTAGATACTAAAGCTTCTACCAACTCACCGTCATTATCCTCTTTCATGTCTAAAAGAGAATTATAATTTACGATTTTTTGTTTAATAAATAAGTTTGACATTAATCAAAAGGTAACGTATTTTGACGAGGCAAAAAATTTAGGCTCATAGCTTCTGCCTCTAGTTTATCTTTAATAATAGGAGCCACATATTTTTTCACATCTTCTAGATCTAAATCTACGTCTTGACAAACATGAATGATTGCATCCATGTAGCTTGACTTATGCTCTTTTACGACGCTTTCTACTAGTTTTGTGAACCTTGCTTTTGTTAGGAACTGCTCTTCCTGCATAGTACTCACTGTCCATTTCTTGTGTCCATTCTTGTCCAATGTCTGGGTAGAATACACCGACGGTTCTTTTAACCATTCCATCTTTGTCATAAGCTAGTGCTACACTCCTATATCTAATTAGCTTTTCACGGTCTGCACCAAAGCGTGAGTCTTGATAGACACCACTTCTTAAATAGTTCTGAAGATTGTTAAGGTATGTCTCCTCAACAAAATATGCTCCACGCTCTTTACGATCAGCAGAATTCTTCATAGACTTCATTGACCGCAACTTGAGCTGTTGCTCTCTAATCCATGCCTTTACCTTCTTAGGTGCTAATGCATGATCATCTGGCAAGTCACGAATAGACTCATGAACTGACAGATTCTTTGATGGACCACGGGCTGCACGTGCCTTAGCTAGTCTTTCGGCTGCTGCAGCACGTTGCTCTTCAGTCATTTTACGCTTACGCTTGATTGGTTTCACCATAACTTTTCTCCTTCATAATGTATTCTATCACAGTTTAAAAGAAAAGTACACAGTTATTTTTCGTCTAGTTCAAGAATTTCCCATTCACCATCGACTTTTTTGGCATTAATCATATTATTGTCAATAAGCCATAATAGTGTGTGCTCAATAACTTCTTCTTTTTTGTTATTGCTATAACTTAGCCCTATCATGAAAGCTGCAAAGGATGCAGCTGCCAAGAGTAACCAACTAATTATAATGGGATCTATGAACATACGTATCTCCTCTATTGGTAATTCTATTTATACTAGCTAAAAGAGACTACACTGTCTACACGAAACGCTCTCCACTCACCTTTATTAACATCAATAACACGAATGGCTGTGTCTGAATAACCATTCAACTCTTTATTAGTATTGTTATCAGTAGTTGATGCAGGAATTGCATCCTCACGAAGAGTACAAATCATATCGCGCTCTTCACCATTTGCCTTCTTAAAAATTACACGACAGTCACGTTTACGCAACTCAGCAATCATTTCATCACGATTCATTAGTAGTTCCTCCGTATCATAAAATATTCCAGTCATTACAGCTGGTCTCCTCACATGTGGTATGCTCATCCTTGTACCATCAGACGTTCACATAAGTTGTCAACAATTGCCTTAAGGCGTTCGATTTCATGATTAAGCTTGCCGATTTTTTCGTTTTGCTCATGAATTTTCATTTCTAATTGACTAGTCCCAGTCATTATCAAACCTCGTTGTTTCACGATACACCTCACCATAATATTTTTCAGCGTACTTAGGTGCATCTGTATAATAGAAGTCTTCCTTACGAAGTGGTGATAGCTCTGTACGACGAGCCTTACGCTGTTTAGTTTGCTTCTTCATGAAGTCATTGTGTTGTTTTTTTAATTCAGCTACGAACGAATTCATACCAGTCATTCTCCTTCAAGAGTTGTTCAAAGTTTTTCTTATCTTGTGGTGTCATATCAATCTCAGTACGCTTGGCACCATTATTGTATTCACGCAACACAAAACCACCATTAAAGCGGTTGACGATTTGATAGTACTTGTCGTCTCCCCATTTTTCATTTTTGTAAATCATAAAAGCATCCTACACTATTTGAAAAGGAATGTACACAGTTAATTTTGCATAATTGTACAAATTTCATAAATTTCTTTCCAACCTTTCACGACCGGAATGTCAGGATGTGCAAAGTCCATATTGTGACCATGCTCTATAACAATAGACTCAAGACCTAAGTTCCAACCAACGACAGCATTCTCAGGCTTATCTTCAATCCACATAAGACCAGAGTCAGCATAAGGTGCAAGAGCTTCGTCTTTATCAGCACCAGTATCAATGCAAAGAACTCGAGTAAATGCAGTCTCACCAAAAAGTTTTTTTAAATTCTCTTCACGCAATTTAGCTGCATGAGGATCTAGTGACAAAGATGTAATAGCATGGAATGTGTATCCAAGCTTACGATGTAATAGATCTACATAATACATTGCATCACGCAAAGGTGGTAAGAAACCAATAGCAGCTGATTCGTTAAATGTACGAACAAGACGTTTGCCTTCTTCTTTTGTTACACCATAACGATAACGGATATCATAGTCTGTGGTATCAGGATTAAACTCATAACCACGCATTTCCATCCAGACTTTGAAAGCGTATTCCCAATTGAGAAGTACACCATCAACGTCAGTTAAGATTACTTTATTTAAATTATTCATAATTCCTCCTTCATAACTAAATCATACGTCCCCTCTGGTAGCTTCCACGCCTTCATAATTTTAAGATACATTTCAGGTTTCATTGTAATTACATCGAATCTGTTTAACTTTTCATTATATTGACGAATATGGACATAGTCGTCGTAAATTAATACGCCAACATCCTCACACTCACCAGTATTGTCCATAATAGTGATGAGTGTTTCGTCCATATCAAATTCAATTGTAATCATTACCACTCTTTCTTGTATCCACTCTCTTCATTCTCTTCATAACCAGCATAGTAGGCTTCAATCTCATCAGCGGTCATGCCTTCGCGACCTATACGCTGAGAAGTCCCAGTTCCCCCAAGGAAATAATGAGGGTTAATGCCACGGCCGTAGTAGCTATCAGCGCCTCCCCGATCGAAAGGCCCGCCGTGACGTCTATTATAAACTTTATCATTTGTAACAACCCCCATTACACTACCTCCTTGAAGCCAACCATGCTGACTTCATACATTTTTCCATCTACTTCCATACGGTCAAACATTGATGTAGAGCGAAGACCCAGACCGTCTGCCCGATGATCTAACACTGTCACATCATCATTAGCATCCTCACCGATCTTGTTTGACCAGCTACCAACAACGTTGTTTGTCCAACGGAAAGCATACTCCAACCAATCAGTTGTGTTATGTCCATCTGGTACATTGACCTCAGCAACTGGCTTATAAGCACGAATGTCGCCTGAGATTTCGTTGCGGATTGCGTGTAGATCAGTGATTTTCATATTCATATCTCCTTCTGATATAACCAATCTACACTATTTGAAAGGCAATGTACACAGTTAATTGCGGTTCAAGCGCATTTTTGTTTCGTTTAAAATCAATAACTTAATAAATAGTGCTGAAGGGAAGATAAGCATGATAGATCCAATTAGCGCTATTGGTATGGCTACTGCTGCCTATAATGGTATCAAGAACGCCGTAAGTACCGGTAAAGAACTACATGATATGGCTGGTACACTTCAGAAGTGGGCTACATCTATGTCTGATTTAGATTTCGCTCATAAACAAGCACAAAATCCACCAATGTTTAAAAGACTATTTGGTGCTAGTGATGTAGAACAAAATGCGTTAGAGGTATGGGGACATAAACAAAAAGCAAAGGAGATGCGCGAGGAAATGCGCAAGCATATTAGCTTTTACTACGGTCCATCAGCGTGGGATGAGATAGTGGCTATTGAAGCTAAAATGCGGAAAGAGCGAAGAGAAGCTGTATATGCTGCTGAGGAGAGAAAACAATTGATACTAGAATGGATTGCCGGCATTGCTTTAGCTGGTGTTGCAGCTATTGTTATTGGATTTCTAATCTGGTATATTGGCGGTACACAAGGAAAATGGTAAATGAGTGATATATTTGATTTTGGCTTTACGGCTGTCGATGAACAAGAATTAGAAGCCGTACAGAAAGCTAGTGCTACTGCTACAGAAACAGCTCAAACAGCAGAGCAGTTACAAGAGAAGTTAGATAAGCTATATAACGCTATAACACCACTGCTTAATAATTTAAAAAAGAATCCTGAAAAGGAATATATACTATGGCCAAATAGATTAGCTAAAGTTGAAGAGTTCGAAACACATCTACAAAAGATTTATAGTTAAAAGAGGATATAATGGAATTTAAAACAAGAATGATTAGAATTAAGGGTAATGATGTATCCGAAAAATACGCAAAATATTGTAACCGTTCTTGGGTTGGATTCGACCTTAGATATTATGATGCCGTAACTCCAGAAACTTTACATGAACAATCAGGCTTAACATTTGGAACTAGAGGTAATGGAAGAGAATTAACAGACACCGAAAAGGCTTGTTTTTATAGTCAATATAATTTATGGAAAAAATGTGCTATAGAAAGAGTTCCAATCTTAGTACTAGAACATGACGCTTATTTAAGGAAACCTTCAGCTATTAAATATAATCCTCATTTGTTAGTTCAATTTTTTGGACAGCACTCTATGGAAGCAGTGATGTATCATCCTAATATGTGCGCTAGACTACTAAAGTACTGTGCAAATAATGAGGTGACTGGTCCAATGAATTTAGTAGATAAATTATTAGGATATTTTAGAATAGGTCAGCAAAGTAGGTATGGATTGCCTCACGCAAGATATCAAGGTAGATTCGCGCCTGTAAGGTCAGTAATTGATCCAGATTTAGGAACGACAGTAGATCATGATGGTTCTACACTAGATAGATTAGCTAAAGGCGATGGGGATTTATTTGATATAATAAAGTTTTATGATGATGGGGATTCTTAGTCACCAATGACTGCCAATCACTGTAAATCTTTTATATTTTCCCATATCAGCATAACCTTCAAATAAAATATGAGTCAGATTATATTGTTTTTTTAACTCTTTCGTAGAGTCAACGCAGTTTATATGCTCTTCAATTGTTCTGTAATTATTAGATTGCAAAGCATATAATGGACCATGAATAGTAGGTAATGGTTTCATATGCTCGCAACTAGTATTAATAATTAAATCATATTTTTCAAAATCAGAATATTCTGTTGCATCAGCTACAATCGAATCATAATTTTTACGTATATTATTATAGTCAAAATATAAATCTCGATGTTGATGAACAACCGGATCAATATCTAAAAAATGAAACCATCCTACTTTGCATTCCTTTTGCATTAATTCCCATAATAAAATAGAATTCCAACTGCCAATAACTAACACATTGTCATACGCTGTGTTAGTATTAGCTATTTCTTCAACCAAAAATTCTTTTGATTTTATTTGAGATCCTTTAAAGCTTTCTATGTAATTAGATACACCCGCAATATTTTTATCTTGCATATAATAAAGTGTATCAGCCACCCTACCTAAAACTTTAAAAGCATTCATGGAATTACCAATTCTTTATTTGTCATTAAATACTTCTAGCGCATCTAGAACGCCGTCGATTTTTTCCATATTAGAATCGATCTTTGCATGATGCGTATCATGATCTAATTTATGTTGAGCATACAATGCTGAATGTGCTCCACTCAATTTTAAAAAGTCATTATTTACATCTACAATTTGAGCTTGTAAGTCATCCATACGAGCATCGTTTTCTTTGATGCCTTCTGCTAATGTATAGATGATAACTGCTGCGATAATTTCCATGATTTACTCCTTTACTTCAATTTTCATACAAATCGCTTGCATATTAGCAGGAAAATAGCCATTAAATCCCCCTACCTCTGAACTTAGCTGCTCTCTAGCAGCAAAGCATTCCAAATGTGTCTCAAAGACACCGTTTCCAACAGTCATGATCTGACCATCCCAATATGTCATAAACACTAATAACCAAGCCATTATAAAATCTTATCCTCAAATATCATTAACTCACGTCCTGGATATTCCATACCTTCGACCACAATCGGATAGTGAACAATTTTAGAACCAGCAAATCTTTTCTTCAAATTCAATCTAATTAAATCTTTATGCGGGGAAATACAACGATAGCGTATTTTAGGATTATCAGGTTCAGTATAGCTCCATGCTATACCATCAAACTGAAAATTTCCATCCATTGGTTCTGGCATCATCCATGGAATGTTATCAAATAGCTTGCCATGATTATGCACAGAGATAATCATAGTACCACCTAACTGAACCATTTCAGCCATTTTATAAATGAATCGCATCACATCCGCTAAGGTGTCTTGATGAGTATATCCTAACCAAAAGTTTGTCATCATATCATATTTTTCTGTGACCGGCAATTCTAAAAAATCAGCTTCTAAAAAACGTATAGCTTTATTATTCTTTTCAGCATTTTCTCTTGCATATGTTAACATTTTGCGCGATTTATCAATACCACAGCGTGAATAGTTGCCCTTAGCAGTTCTAAGGTGATATCCAGTACCGCATGCGACATCACACCAATTTTGATAATTGCGTTCAGCCATAAATTTTTCGACTGTTGATATTTCTGTTTTTATATCATTAGATACAACATCATGATGAATATAACGTTCTTCATAAATATCGACTAATTCTTGATTGTCATATGGATCCATATCACCTCTCTAATATTGGCGACCCCTGTAGGATTCGAACCCACGACCTAGTGCTTAGAAGGCACTTGCTCTATCCAGCTGAGCTAAGGAGTCATTATTATCTATTTCACAAAAGTACCACTATATTCTTTACCATCTACTGTCCAAGTAATAATAGAATAATCGTACACTTTCTTATTTACATCTTTATATTCAGTAATATTTTCACATTGACGTTCAGTCTTATAACCTGTGATTACAGTCTCTGTACGTGGTTTGTTTGCTTTATCAGCAGCAATGATGCCACCAAGGACAGCACCCGCTGCAGCACCATCATCTTTACCAGTTACACCTTTACCGAGTAGACCACCAAGGATCATACCACCGAGAACATCACCACCTGATGCACCGCCACCTTGACGTGTAACCGTTCCATAGATTGGAACCTCTACGTTTTGACATACTTGACGAGTATATGGAGTGCGTTCAACTACTGTGGCAAATACGTCCTCAATAGTTGCTTTTGTTGTTTCTGCCACAGCAGGAGTTGCAACAATCGCTGTTGCTAATAGAATACGTATCATTTTTTATCGTAAGCCTCTTTCCAGATTTCGGTTGCGTCTTTAGCGCCTTTATTAGCACCTACCATCCATCCCATTAAGAATGATAAAAAGCACATGCACAAGACTTCAATTACCAAGAATGTTTCATAAGACATAATATATTCTCCTATTTGGATTTAGTTTCACTATATTCTTCTACTAGTTCATTAACTAGCATGTATATAATATCCACATCCTCTTCATTGAGAGGAGGGATCTCTTTATTATACAAGCCTTTTACGATCTCATCTTCGATGTTATCACGGTTTGCTTTGCCCTCTACGAGAGGACAATGGTATCCTTGTTGCAGGATATGAAAAACCATTTGACCTTGTTGCTCAGCTGTCAGTAGCATTTTTTTCCTCCACTAGAAAACGAACTGTCATTAGATTACCTTCTTCACGCTTGACATAATATTCTAGACCATGATCACGAACTAATTTAGATAAAACTTTTCTTAGTTCTTCGGCAGTCATTAGACTGCCTCCAAAGCACGAGTATCTACATTATTCACGATACGATCGAACATTTTCTTAGCATCGTCATCGTTAGTAAAGCCATACTCAGAAGCAAAGTCCATATCTGATGAAAAATAAGTACCAGCATCAGAGAAGCCATAACGCTCAATCCAATATACACCATCTGCAATATCATCTGCACGACGTTTGATTTCACCCTCAGCAGTTTCGATTGTGAAAACTAGACCAGCTGAACAAGCGTTGACATATTTGATACCAAGATTTTTCATAGTGTTCTCCATCATGTTATATGTATATACTATACTATTTAAAAGGTAATGTACACACTTTTGTTTTCAATGAAATCAATCACTTAGAATTTTTTTATGGAGTAATAGTAATCTCTTTTACTTTATGAGGTTGATTAACTATCCAATCAATAACAGACACACAATAATTTATAGACATTTTATGTCCTTTATATTGCTCAACTCTTGGTGAATCAAACCACCCAAACTTAATATTTGTAGTATTTATGCCACTGTAAAATAATTGTTCATTTGCTTTATCTAACGCAGCTTTTTCTACTGCATAGATATGTGGTCGGGTTTTAAAACCATCACTAGAATTAGACCCGATATTAATTATCCGTTTCCCTTGACCTGCAGCTTTATACAAGAGTCTAACTTGATCAAATCCATCATGTTTACAGTTTATGAATATATCACAGTCCTCTAGATTGCCGACATTACCATACTTTTCTTCTAGAGCTTTACCGAGTCCTCTACGAGTTCCTGTGATATAAAATTTAGTCATTCTTTGTAACTGTCTCAACCATTATCAAAGCGTATCCAAGAGTCCGGATATCGATCTCTTGAATCCCCTCCCAATCCTTCTCCATTATCCTCTTTGCGCATTCTACTACTGTCATAACGAATCCATCCATCTAAGTCTTTTAAGTCAATGTTATCAAACGGGGTCTGCTGCATAGCTGAGTCTGACACTTTGCAAAGCTCCTTTTATCTGTGGAGGATATTCTCCAATATAAGTTCCTGCTACTAACATGTCTTTTGTCAGATATTCTTTGTGTCTGTGATTTATTTCATCCCAATATTCTAAGATTCTCTTAGCTATTGTGTCAAAAGTGTGATCCTCTAAAATTGGATCATCCTCAACATAATAGGCATATGCTGCCATTATGTACCATGGAACGTACATATTGATAGAGTCATCACATACATCCATGCATGCCTTCTCAATATCGTTTAGTGCCATCCCACAACTCCTTTAGTTGTTTCTCCATACGATGCGCTTCGATTTCCCAAGGTCGATCGTCATACGGCATATCACTACTATATACAGCTTTGTTAAACTTCACTTCGTGTACCCAATTCTGCACCATACGTCGTGAAACGTATTGCCATACGTGGACCATCTCGTGTAAGACAGTTTCTATCATTTGTTCTAGGGGAAGTGATACATCGATGCGGATCGTAAACTCACGATCACCTTCATCCATACAGTCGCCGTAAACTCCTTGCTTTTCCGCTAACTTGCGTATCGTTCTAATATTTATATAAACTGGTTTACGAATACGAGGCATTAGCGATTGAGAAGCAAAATAAACTGCTTCATCAATAGCTTTACGGCGATACTTAGCGCATTTTGTTTCATAATCAATAACAATCATAAAAACATTCTACACTGTAATTTTGTGATTGTACACTACTTTTTTGTGTAAATTTCTACATTCTCTGGAACATCAAACTTGATCTTGTCATGTTTATGGTGTAGTACAAACTTTGTCTGATGACTAAACTCTTCAAAGATACCTTTCCAGATAGGTCTCCAATTGTCATTGAGTCTTACATTATTTGTAGCACCTCTGTCAGAGTTGAGGTAAAAGTCAGTACAACTACGTAAGTTCATGTCGAATAGACTATCAAATCCATATAGGTGCATTTCGTCAGGTTTGAAAGATGTGGCTGCATAGTGGGCTGCAAAGTGCCCACAGTTAAAGTCTGTATAATTGCGTACATATTTAGGTAGAGTGAGATAGAACTGTCTAATCTTTTGAGCATGTTTCATATAGAACTGAGGTCTCATCTCACACCATTTCTTAGGCCTATAACCTACCACCCAAGGTCCTGGTACCTCTACGCTACCTTCATTGATAGCAGCCATCATTTTAAAGTCTACAATACATGTAGCATATGCATCTTGTACTGGAAATGGTGGAAGATTACACGTAAGCTTGACTCCTTTTGAGCCTTGTTTGTACATAGTGGCGTTATCACCATTACCAATCAAATGAAGTACTTTAGTCATAATTTACCTGCTATTTTATCCTTAATTCTATCCTTACCCTTTTTACCGGTCCAATGCATAACAAGTTTATCTTTGCTATCCTCGTTATCATTCTCTAACTGCACTCTTAACCAGTTGTACTTATTCGGAATCTCTGTTATGTTTATCATTTTATCAAGTGGTGTAGGAAGCATAGCATGTAGTGTTTCTTGATCCCCACGTTTTGGATTATGCTGAACCTCATTCATCCATTTCCGTAATATTTCAGGTTTTCCTTTTACACCTACGACGCCAGAGTTATGCCACTCTTCTCCACTACGTTTAGACCATGGTCTGTCAATAGCCATAGCAATTTTACCAGGTTCGATATAGTCAAAAACACCACTAATATCACCAAGCACTTCACAATCAGTATCGATCCATACGGTTGTTGGTGATGGACTATGATACAACGCATATGGTTTCAAGAACCAGCCACCAACTTTAGTGTCTTTAATTTGTAAGAATAAGTCAAAGCACTTGGTGTGCTGCATCCAAGCAATAGTTGCTTGGTCTACACCAAAGTCACAGAAACAAATTGGTGTGTCATTATGTTTTCTATAGTTTTCAATAAACCATGGTAACATCCAAACTTGGCTTTGGTCACAGCCAGTCATGAACATTTTAGTGTGCTTCTTCGATCCTGTAGGTTTCATTATAACTGTGCTTAGCGAAGCACCCTTCCTTTTTTTGAATAGTAGTGAAGTTATCACGGGCTTCTACAGGCCAAGGATAATACTCTTGTAGGCCTGGAAATGTATGAATGTTTAGAAATACATCTGTTGGTTTAGCAGCTTTCTTTGCTTGATAGATGAGCTGCTCTGCTCCTTTGGGTGATACACGGTATGCGTGCGCACCGGGAAAATAAGGTTTAGATACTAAAGGTCCAACACCTAATCGTGTTGGAGTGTTAAATTTACCATATGATGGTTTACCAAAACTAATACACTGATTAAACGGTACATCAGGTATTTGGTCAACTATCACAGCGTCATGTTCAAATATGGTTATTGTATCACTGGTGTCAACGGCGCGCTTCCATAAGCTATAATGAGAGAGAAAAGCAGCAACACAATTAGATAAGCGAGAATATTTTTCTTTGAATCCATCAAAATCAATTCCTTCATTTTTCATCATTCTATTAAGATCTGTGTTATGTGGTGTAATGGCTTCAAAAAACTTGATATCCATTCCATATTTAGCGCCAGATCTGATTGTACGTTCAGCTACATTTACTGAACGTGGATTATTCACTATTGTTATAACATAATTTTTCATGATGTAGTTGTTGACGGTGTCCCTTGTAATGTTGTATAATAAGGATAGGCTTGTTCTAACCATGGAAAAAACTGCTTACACATTAAAGCATCATTTGGCCACAAACCTACGGTTGATAGTTGATATAACAAATGTTGGGCTGCTTCTGGTTTAATTATGTATGCTGAATTACCAGCGATACCTTGAGGAATAGACTCGTCATCTATCCATGGAGCAGGTGCGATACCATTTAGTGCTGTCTCAACAACGCGTTCATGATATAAAGCTGATTTTCTAGTTGCACCTCTTGGATCATTCAATCCTAATACTCCACCATCAAACCCTCGTTCACCACGTAAGATATTCATAATATCAAATGTTCTAGTGAATAAAGCATCATGTTCTAGTACGACAATCGCTTCTTTAATTTCTACACAAAATCTCCAAGCTCTCATATGTGATACTAAACAGGCTGCAACTTTAGTGTAATCTGTAGCTCTATAACCTGTCAATTTCATACCGCTTGAATGCAATACAGTTTCAGCTGGAGATTTTGGATATGACCAATCTAATAAATTAAAACCGAAAGTGTCTAAATCTCTAACTAAAGTAGATGGTGTAGTCGCATCCATTAAAAGCGGCGTTAAAAAAGATTCAGTATTCTTAATAGATTGTATACATCTACGCGCGCCAACTGTTGAAGCATGGTCATTAATCATTGTAATAATAAGCGCTTTGGGTTGTCTCCTATAAAGCGCCTTTTGTGTTAATGCAGGAATATCACTCATATCCTGTTCCTCCGGTCTGATAGCTTCTGTCTGATCACTTCCTCACGCTCTTTCTCCCACCAACCAGCATCATAATTATTTTTATATTGCCTTAGTTTAGCGTCCATCTTTTTAGCCATTTGATATGCTTCATCTAGTTTAGCTGTTAAATCGGCATAATGAGGATTCAATCTCAAGTTGTTATACATTATGTCATACATTTCTCTGTGTACTTCACAAATAGTTCGGCCGAACTTGTCTTTGTAGACTTCATTAAAAACAGTTTTATCGTTCATTTGAATCCCTTGCTTGTACTCATATTTGGACCAGAAAAATTGAAATATTGCGGGTCTGCATATTCTATATTTACATTTTTACTATTTATAAAGAAATCACTCTGATCCCATCCGTTTGCCCACATTGAATCTAAAAGTCTGCTAGCCCCCTTTGGTGTAATAGCATATGCTGCAGTACCTGGAATCAAATAACCATTTTTAAAATCATTATCTTTCCAGTATTTTAAAGAGGATACTAAAGGTCTAACTGTTGTCTGCTCATCTTTATATATGTATGAATAAGCATGCTTCTTCCAAAGGTTCTTATTGTGCCTAAATGCAGCGTCTAAATTTAAGACAAGAACCTCATCAAATTCAGGATAATCATATTCTCTTACACATATAGCGTCATGCTCTAGAAACGTCATAGGTTCATTAGCAGCTGCAACCCTTTCCCAAAATAATACGTGGTTAAAGAAGCATGACTTCTTTGTGTGGTACATAGGTTGCTGTTCAGTTTCATATGCATAAGCTCTACTATTTGGTACAGGTTTAATAGGATATAGATCCTCAATATAACTTAAGCTTGCAGGTGTAATGCCACCCACAAGTTCTGCATCCATTATACCAAACTTTTCACAGCTTTGTAAACAGTTTTTTGCAGCCTCACGCGATTTAGCATGAGATTCTATGTAGATAATGTTTGCTTTCATTTTCTCATAATAACAGTTGAGATAAGATAGTATAAATCTTTTTTTCTTTTAAATTTTTTAGCTAATGAAATAAACTTAGGACTACGTCTATCATCTGGATTATCTATCATATGTTTAATCATTAAATCGTTACCAGCTTTATGAGTCCATACTCTTTCATTATAACCAGCAGATTCAGCCATTGATATTAGTCCATCAATAGTAAATCTAAAATAATCACCAGGCCAATCATGAACCTGATAAATAAATGGTGCAGAAAATATAGCAATGCCACCTGGTTTTAAAACACGATAAGTTTCTTCAACACAGAGCCAAGGTCTTTTAGTATGCTCTAATACTTGAAACATAACTACACAATCATATGTGTTGTCTTCATATGGTAAGTCTTCACAATCAATTTCAGGAAACGTAGTTGAGGTACAATTACTAAAATGTTTTTGAATAACTTCGGTATTACCACTAATCTCTAATAGTTTATTCCTTTCAAAACTCGTATTAGTTTTAAAGAACCTTTCTAGTGCAGCAGTATATTCTATTCTTGTTGCTTTAGGCTTGTATTTCCTTTCGCTCATGGAAGCTTGATACTCCATTGAACATTTCCATGAGCGCTTAAATTTAAGCTGCGCTGTGATACAAATTCATTCACAGCCTTTTTAACACCACCCTTATCTGCAGTCAAACTATTCCATTTATAATCATCACCAATAATGTAACCACCAGGATTTACAACTTCAATAGCGTTGTTTAAATCATTCTTTACACCAGTATATGAATGATCTCCATCAATATAAATCCAATCTAGTTTTTCACCGGTTTTCTTAAACTCTTTAAACCATTCAGTCGCGGTTTGTCTGCAGATGACAGCCTCTTCAAACTTTGAAAACTTTTTAACAACACCGTTATAAATTTTATCATAGTAATCTGCAAAGTCAGCTGGATGTTTAGAACCAACAATTTTTTGATACTTGTTGTAAATATTTGTTAAGCTAATAGTAGGATCATTTACTTGAAAAGCTTCATCGTATCCAGACAAAGACCATGCATCTACCATATAGAATTTGCTGAGTCCTTTTTTTAAAAACTTTTCTGAAGAACTTCCTTTCCACACGCCAATTTCAGCTCCAACAGTTCCAGATTTAATTAGATGTAAAATTTTATCTGAGTCTTTATTGACTCCTGCATTTGCCATCATATCGCTGTTCTCCACGCATTTTCTGACCAATAGTTTTTAGTAGCACCTGTATCAAAATCAAAACCCCAGGTTTCAATATCTTTCTTATACCAGTCAGCTACAATCTGAATAGTCTTTTCGTTATATAGATCCTTGTAAGATCCTTTATTTAATCCTGTTACATTACGTGCACGTGTCATTGATGGAAGTTTAAAGTACATACAAAGATCTTGATTTAGATTTTCGAATCTCATAATATCACATTTGATGTTACCGTTCTTATCTGTGACATAATCGTAAGCTGGATACCAACCACGAATAGCACGATGCCACATGTATTCCATATTACCCCATTGTTCTCGCTCTTCTAGGAAATGTTCAAATGAGTCTAGCTTATACTTACCAATTGGCGCATCAGCTTTCTTTTCAACAAACGTAGTCTTTCGAGCAAAGAAGTAGCGTGACACGACACGATCCCATGGATTACGAACAATAGCAAATGCGTCATAGGCATTAGTTAGTTTTGGTGATAAGTCACACCATCTTGCGTGTTCAAAACCATGATGGTCACCGATTAGATCCATATGCTTCTTAACAGCCATTGTATATTCTTTTGACTTATGAGCCTTAGGTCCTGCAGGAATAATCCTTTCACGTAACAAATCACTATTACGAACAGTCATACCCGCATTCTTTGGGATGTGTATAAAAATTTTAGGTAGAAACATTTTCTTCTTTCTTCTTCAATAAAACCATTGTATGTTCAGATGCAACTACATCATAAAATTCAAGCACTCTATCATACCGCGGTCTTTTATTCTTTCCATAGTCATGGATAAACACAAAGCTATCATCTCTAATATTATCTAGTATGGACTCAGCAACCCATTGTCTGGCTCTTCCGTCAATCAATACCACATCAAAGATAGTATCCTGTGTCTTTGGCCAATTGATATAATCAACAAACCATTCATATTTAGCAGGTTTTAATTTTTCCTTTTTTGGAATGACATTAGGTGGAACATGAAAGTACTTAATATTAGGTAGATGTTTAATATCATTACTTACTTTATTATACCACTTTGCATCATGCTCAACTGAATAAAGAGTTCGTACATGACCAGATATAATTGATGTACTACGTCCTGAACCATATTCTAACATAATTTGGTCCTTATGTAAATAGGATTGTAAGAACTCCCATTCATTTGGTTTCATTAATGGTATAATCATATTTTTTCCATAAGCTCCCTGACGTTCTCTCCACCATCGGGTAGATGGTCCTTTAAGAAGAAGTGGACAAAGTGTGCTTCAGGAATTTTATCATCATGGACTGCCGTGTACAATGCATTCCATTTCCAATCCAGTCGTTGTACTGGTATCTTCTTTTTCTTAAACCAATAGTTGAGTGTAATTTGATCTGACTGCCATTTAAACGGACCTTTACCGTTAATAAGATCCATAAGCATAGGTTGCTGTAAAAACTCTTTTGGAGACATTCCATTGAGAGCTGCTAACATTAATTTACTATTATATAACATGACACCAGAGTTAAAGAAACCAAAGCCAGTTCTCATATTATAGTCATCCCACTCAATCGGTAGGGCTGATACCATACGAGAATACGCTGATATTTTTTTAGCGTATGCGTCATTGATTGGTAGGTCAGCTTCATACACACTAGCAACCGCTCTGTCAAATGCTAAGTCATCAAAAATATCAGGGGCATCAGGTCTAATATAAATGTCTGCATCAATTACACAACATGCATCATAGTCGTTGAAATAGTTAAAGACATTTTCTTTTTCAAAGATTGGCATATAGCCAAGTCTTTTCCAACCACCAGTCTTACCCTCACGCTCATTCATAAATGGATCAGGTGCTAAACGAATAATAGGACCAATTTGTAATTTATAGTCAGCACCAATGCGTTTAGCATATGCCTCAACAGATGAAGTACAGTGCTCGTATAGTTTACTTTGTTGACCGATAGCTACTTGGTAAATTAACTTTTTCATATCAGCCCCATTAATTGTTGTACATTCTCACCTGAATTTGGCAATTTTTGTTTTAAAAAGAAATGAACAAAGTTACACTCTTTAATTTTGGTATTGGCAGTAAACAAACCATTCCACTTCCAATGAAGATCGTGAACTTTCATGTTTTCTTCTTTAATCCAAACATTAAGTAGAGTCTGGTCAGTAGACCATTTCCAATTACCTAATCCATCAATGAACGGTTTAAATCTTGGTCTAGACAAAAACTGATGAGGTGTTTCACCATTGAGATAATTTTCTAATGATTTGTTAAGCATCATTACACCCATATTACGGAACTCAGCACCACAACCACTCGGATGTTTCCAGTCAAATAGCTTGTTGATGGGGGACATGCCATACTGCTCTCGAGAGTAGTTCGAAATCTTTTTCTTATATTGTGGGGTTATTGGCATGTCACGTTCAATAGATGCAGCAAAGTCTACTTTAGTTCCTACTTCTTCAAATATAGAATCGTTACACTCCGGACGAATATAAACGTCAGCATCAATAACAGCTACCTGATCGTATGTACGCAAATACGTAAATGCATTTTCCTTCTCAAAGATTGGAAGGAATCCACCATACTGCTCCCATGCTCTGGGGTTTCTATTTGTTTGAAAAACATCAGGTTTAATCATGAGAATAGGCTGTCGCTGTTGGATATATTCCGCGCCTATTCTTTCTGCATATTCTGCTACACTATAAGTACAATGATCGTATAGTTTAGATCTCTTGCCCGTGTATACCTGGTATATCAATCTTTTCATAATCTAGTCCTACATAATTTCTATATGGAGATTTATGGTCTATCGTATTTAATCCATCAATATTTATTTGCTCTATATAATGATAATCATTATTTTGTAGTTGTTTAGCAATATTTAAAAGAGCTCCCAAGTGTCCATCGCTATTTTGTTTTATTTCTTTACTTACTGCATGGGCTATTAATCTTTGAGCTACTAAAGGAGTAATATAATAACCAGAACCAGGAGCTAAATGCACACCTTGAGATTTTTTATCTCCGTAGTCTCTGTTAATAAATGATAAAAATTTATGTCCTTCTTTCGATAAATCAGGTAATGGTTTAATTAGTTTTGAATCATGTTCTAAAATCAAAATAGGACGTCTGGTTGTAAGACAACGGCACCATAATTCAAAGTGACTATACCATACAGATTTTTCTGTTGCTGTAAAATCCCGATCACCTTTTTTTCCAAATTCTAATTTATGTTTTTTGTATAAATCTTTTGGAGTTATAGCTTTAAATTTTTTAATGTTATGATTATGTTTTCTCCAACTATTATACACCATCCTAGAATACATTAAAGAAACAGGATGATCTTCCATTAATATTTGGTATATGTCATAATTTTGTTGTATATTTTTCATCAGTACTAAACATTATGTCAAAATTAGTTGTCAAATTCGGTATTACTCCGTTATTATAAAACTCTTTATAAACGTTTTCTGCTTTGCCCCAATGATGAATTACTTTGTTTAAATCTAAGTTATGGCCAGCCAGAATATATCTAGCACGTTCTATACTTGTATTCCAAAAACTTGGACTGGCTAACATGCCATTTCTCATATCTGGATAACTTTCATGAATCTTAAAAACATTTACATCATAATTCAAAAAATCTGCTGGGATATCTTTTTGTATAACTGTGTCAAATGGAATAAATATCGAATGGCTTCTCAATCTTCTAAGCTTTCTAGCTAAAGTCCAAAAGTCTATAAAAAACCTCATGGCTTGAGTTTTATATTTAGCAGAGTTTCCCTCTATTTCTTTAAAATTATCATCAACTATCAGTCCAATTCTCAATTCTTCTTTAAGAAGCGTTCTTATGCGGGTGGATCTGTTATATGATTCTTGAAATTTAAAATTAGTAAAACCATATCTTTCCCATTCAGCTTTATTTTTAATCGCTATTTCTTTTTCATAGTCATCAGCGTGATTAACGGTACAGTATATAGGAATATCTCTTGGTATAAATTCTGTCATCTGTAGTCATCCAAGTTAAAGTTTGTGCCATGCATTTTATAAAGATCTCTTTCATGGTTTGTATAAACTAATACTTCAGGATCATCAATTAAGAAGTCACAATCATTACAATAAGCCGGCCAGTTGCCCATCTCATGATCTTTACGTAGCTGATTGTATTTATCACCGTACCAAATTTCTTCTAGTGTATTCTTAGACAAATGTCCGAGGACTGCTTCGTCATCACGTCCGAGCACTTGACAGCATGGGTGAACAGCACCCAAGTTACCGTCAATACCGCCAGCGCGTATAACGACATCAGGGGAAAAAGGACGACCACAGGTTTTTCTAGCACCTTGTCTTTCATAGTTAGCATCATATACTCCACTCCAATTGTGCATCTTCCAAATCTCAGTCTTAACCCCTGCACCATCAACAATCTTACGATATTGTTCTACCTCATAATCAATATTGTCATTGTCAAGAATCAAATGATATGTGGCCACCACACAATCTGATAGTGTAGCATAAGCATACGCCGCAGTTTCTTCAAGATTAGACTTAACTGTGTTGAATGAACTATTATTCATCCATTTACGATAAGTCTCTTCGTTATAACCAATCATTGAGAACCGGATAAAATCAGCACCAGCATCAATAACATCATGCATGAACTGACCTGACATGCGATTACCATTTGTAAACATAAATGCCTTAGCACCATACTTCTTTACAATTGCTACATATTCAGGTAAGTTACTATTTAAGGTTGGTTCGCCAGATCCCTCTAGATTTACAACATTTAATCCAGCCTCTGCACATTGAGCTACATAGTCTTCAAACACGTCTAGGGGCATCTTCTTCAACCAATTTTTACCACGTGCACCCGTAGTACCGTCAGGATTTGTCTGAGGACACATCTGACACGTATAGTTACAGCCGCCATTAATTTCTATTACTGCGCGATCAATATGCATTTACCATCCATTCACAAATTTATTAAAGATTTTTTTATACGCGTAAGCTTTTTCTTGAGCTGCTTCAATTGTATAGTATATTTTACTTAAATCCCTATCTATGAAAAAATCTCCATCTTTTATCCACACTGCTGCCGGGGTGTGCCATTTAGTTATACTACTATCACTAAAGACGACGTGTGGTTTAAAAAAATTCTTAGCTATATAATGCCACATTCCTTCATAAGATATACAGCACTCACATGTTCTTATGTGATACATAGCATCACTTACCGGAGTTCTATAACATAATTCCGTAACTTCATAGCCAAAATCTTTTAATCTATCTATTATCCTTTGCCATTCATGATCTAGCATAGGTAGTTTGTAACCAGATAATTGTTGTTTAGCATTGAAGGTTGGTCTCCATATTACTATTTTATTTGGTATGGTTTTTACCTGAATAGTAGGATCAAATGACCAATATCTATATAATTCAGACTTTGGTTTTCTTGTAATTCCTTCATAAAACTTTTTATACAAAGCTGTGTCAGTACTATTAAATATCGGTTCAACATGAACCATGTCTGGCCACATATATCTTTTTCTTACATATTCAAATCTATCATAGACAGATTCAGGATCTTCATAATGATAATTTAAATCTTTGTCATGGAAAAAATGTATTTGAAACTTTGTAGGTTTTTGATTAACAAACGCCCGCATGAAAGCGATGTTTAAACCATACATTGAATCACCGATACCTGGTGTGGTTTTCCATCTTATAGTGTCTAAACCATAATTATCTTTCCAGTTTGCTACCCAGTGGTTCCATAAGTCCATAATGATATACAATCGTTTCTGCTAAACTATGAGCTTCTTTAAAGTTGTTTCTAAAACGATTACCTTTAGCACCGTCTCTTATAAAAGATTCTAAATTATCTATAGTACCATTAAAGTCATTCAATTTGTAATCACGAACAATTTCTTCCCATTGATATCTTAGCGACAAAATTCTAAAAATCGTCATATAGACCTTCCATTTTAAATAAGCCCATAATGCCTGGGGTATTTGCCGTGTATTTCTGCTCTGAACTATATTTTATATTGCTATAAAACCAATATTTTTGATTATATTTAACATCATAAAGAGCAAAATCACGTTTAACAGCTCCTCTTACATCCGGCATCTCTAAATTATCAATAACTAAATAACGTGGTTTAATTTTAAAACATGACTCTAAATCCCTTTTAGGAGCATCACCTAAATGATAACCATCTACAAATATTAAATCAATGTTTGTGTGTCTATGTTCGTCACCCCATATAGGTCTTTTATGATGAGTATGTTGTGGCCAAAACTTTTTAATTTGCCTTGCGTTTTGTTCTGATACTACATGAGGATCATAACTGACTAATGATTCTAAATTTTTAAATACAGTCATCATAACTAAAGTTGCATGGCCCGCCCACATACCAATTTCTATAACTTTAGTAGGATTTACTATTTCCTGAATTTCAATCCAGGGATTCACCATATCAGGATTATTTAAATCAGTGCCACCCCACTGATCTTTTGGATAACGTAGATAATGGTCATCAATTCCTAAAATATTCTTTACCATATTTTTCAATCATTTCTCTATCAACACTAAATTGAATATTTCCTGCTACAATTGTTTTTCTCAAATTACTTTTAATTTCTGGTGATCGATGAATTAAAAAGGTAGGAAAAAATATTACATCTCCTTCCTTTAAATTGAAATCACCATTTAAAAAATTTAGAAATTCCGTAGCCTCGTTCATTTCTGGAAGTTCTACATAATAAATAAAGGCCCAATGGCCAGCATGTTCGTGCCATCCAAAATCAGATCCTTGTATATATTGTTGGAACCACCATTTTTGACTTCTAAGTTCAGAACGTTTAAAACCATGTTTGTGTCGTATATCTTCTACAAAATCTAAAATAATGTTGTTTATAATTTCAACATAGGGTCTAGGAGCGTTTGGAATATTAAAGTCATAATAATAACCCTTCTCATTAAGTTTTATATTATTAATTTCCTTTGCTCTTTCAATAGAATTTAATACTATTGGTTTCCAATAGTCATGATCTTCTACCGTAAATTTATAAACAAAATCGGGAAGATTATCCGTGTAATTGCTGATTGTCGAGCTCATCATAGTCATAGGCATCATCATACATTACTTCATTTAGCATACGTTTAGATTCATAATCTTGTACTTCACGAATACGTAAATCTTTTTCAAGTGATTCACTTTTGTGCTTACCACGTTTTTTATTGCGGGGGTCAAACCTAGAATATTTTGCCATTTTCTCCTCTTAATATCCTAACATTTCTTTTGTCATAATATAATCTCTTACAAAGTCTGATCGGACAATATCCTCCCAACCAAAATTTATAACTGTAAAATTCTTTAGTTGTTCTACAATCTGTAAAAACTGAATAATTCCTTGTTTCTCATCATCGTATTTAAAGTCACTCTGTTTATAGTCACCACTAAAAATAATCTTTGTGTGTCTACCTACACGTGTGATAACAGAATCAAGTTCATGAAAGTTTAAGTTCTGCATTTCATCAACAACAATAATTGCATTATCAAATGTAGTACCACGAATAAATGACGTTGACTCAAACTGAATCTGTCCTGCTGTTATCATTTTATTGTAGGATGTTTTATCACCAAACAACTCGTGACATATATTTTTGTATGGTGTAGTGAATGCCTCTTCTTTCTCGGCCTTTGTTCCTGGTAAGAATCCCATATCCCTTGTCGGTACCATAGATCTTAAAATCACTAGTCTATCATATTCCGTCTCTTTATCGAGTACATCCTCTAATGCGAGATAGAGAGCGTTGAATGTTTTGCCTGTACCTGCAGTTCCTGTTAATACGAGATTATATCCCTCATCCCAAGCCTCATAGCACTTTTCTTGATTGAGAGTAATTGGCTCAAACTGCAGCAAATCGTCTAAACGTACAGACATCGAATTATTCACTGTTTTAATTCTTTTTTTCATTATGTCTCTATTGTGTTACCACGACCAGATTTTTTCTTAATACCTTTTAATAGATCATTCCATTCGGAACCTGCAGCTTTACGTGCTGTGTCACCGACTCCTGATATGAATTTTGCTGTGGAAAGTTTTTGTTTGTACTTGCCTTCTGCAAGCAATGCTTCTCGTTCTGATAAAGAAAGAATCATCTCTGACTCTTCACCAGTCTCGACGTTTATCATTGTGTAACTTGGCATTTTTAATCCTATGTCAGCTGATTATATTATATCATGAAAAATAACCAGCTGACACAGTTATTTTCCTACTATGAGGCTTCAGCTATACGCGTTGATAAAAACTCGTATTTACGTTTGAGTTTCGACACTAGGTCTTTATTACCCTTCTTTTTAACCTTGTTTATATATTGTTCTAATTCTGTTAAATCGTTACGTAATCTATCAAGCTGAATTTTACTCATTGTTTCTCCCTGAGTTAGTTACTTTAGAATTAAATTTGGAAATGCCTCCTGTACTAGTTTCTTGGTAATACCTTTTGCTGGCTGTCTTTTGTCAATCATATTGCACAGCAGCTCAGCATCCTTTGGATGAATAGTCTCTAACACATCGATAAAGAGCTTCTCACGACGAAACGCAGGCATCTTCTCACCTGGTCCGCCCTTCACCCAATTCGCGAATTTCTTATTGTGTTTGAGTAGGTTTGATGGGACACTAGATTCATCAGCAGGTTCATATGGTGGTTTACCCTCTGGTAAAAGCCACTGGACTGTATCGTCAAATGTTCCACGTAAAACATCTTTTAATGCCCAGTTATTATCATGTTCCTGGAGAATCTTAATCTTCTCTGCTTTTGTTTTTGCAGCAGAGGCCTTCTCTATAATTTCATGTACACGCCATGTAACTTTATTTACCATAATCTTCTCTTATTCTATCCCGAATAGGATTTCTTTCATTATTACTACACATTTTTTTACAAGTATCTAATCTATTGTCATTTATATCTATAAGATAAAAAAACTCTAACCACTCTTCTGAATACTCAATGTTATCTATATTATCATTACAGTCTATATGAAGTTTTTCTTTAAATAGTTTTTTGTATACTACATGATCTCTATTAAAATTAGTGTCTAACCAACAGCAAGGTAAAATAAAACCATCTGCAGCAAACGCTCGAGTTCTTCTGTTACTACGACATTTTGGATTTAACAAAGTCACCTCTTGTAGGTTTAAAGGGGTCGTAAGGTTTTTCCCATCTGCTAGAAAGATTTAGTTCAAAAATTATATTATTATCTAATGCCATCTGTTTAGCTTTATCTATGTTCTCTTCATTATATTT